CTCCGTGACCCCCCCGGCGGAGGCCACCCCCCTGGGAAGGACCCGCGACCCACTGGCGGCCAGATCGCCGACGATGGCCGCGCGTTCGCCGCTGTTACCGCCTTTTGACTTGTGATTTTTTTTTGCGAAAAGTGTTGACGCCCGCGCCGGCCTAGCCTAGATTGTCAGTCGTGGGCACGTCGCCCACCTCACCACCACTACCGACGAGGCCCACCGAGGCCCGGGAGTTATCAAGATGAAGACCGAGATGCTCAGCGACACCGCCATCATGATCGACGGCACCACCTTTAGCGTGGTCGGCTATCCGGTGCTCGACAATTGGGGTACGGATGGCGGCGTCGCCTGGTATGCCACGGCAGTGCACCACGACGAAAACGGCAACGCCACCGAGATCCGCATTTACTGGCCCGTAGAGCCTGGCCAGGACTCTGACTGGGACGCTATCGACCACGACGACATCTACGTCTACAGCGCCGACCAGTGGCTGCTAGACGAGGTGCAGGCGCGGGAGGTTTGAAAATGGCAACCGGAAACTCGACACTCCCCCGCTATTTTGTAACCCCCGAAGGGCGCAAGGTGTCACCCCATACCATGGCCCGGGCGCTATCCACTATCAGGCAAAACCCCGGCGCGGATTATCCCGGGTGGAACTGGTACCCCACCCCCGGGCATTACATTTTGGCGGAATTCCGGCGCGGGCTACATGACAGAATAAACCGCCGCTAAAGTCGAAACCGCGCCCCTGGCGCGGTATGCGGGGCCACGGGCGCCCCCGCACTGATGAGACAGCCCCTTTACTCGATGAGGCCCTAAGAGGCCCGGGAGACTCCACCATGATCAACGCATCGCAAGCCAAAGCAATCGCCACCTTCATAAACCGCGCCACCACCGAGCGGGACGGCGCCGCCTTGGTCGCCGATGGCGCGGCCTACACCATAACCACTCGGAAGGCCCGGGTATCTTTCACCCTGGCCGATCCGTCAGACAGCTATGCGGTCCAGATCAAGCACCCCGCCGGCGATTGCTTCGGCGGATGGGATGCCGACTGGCAACCGCTGGCCACCTGGCCGGCAGAGGCGCTGGAATACTGCGCCCGGGCGATGGCCGAAAATGACGTTCGTTTCTACCTTTGCGGGCTTGCCCTGTACCCCCACGGAATCGCCGGGTGCGACGGCCACCGCCTGCACTACATCGGCCACCTGGCCAGCGAAGCCGCGGCCATCCTCCCCCGCGAAGCGGTCGCCCTGGCTCTTCGGCTTCAGAAAAAAGGCCCGGTGGTGATCGAAACCGCCGGGGACCGTTTCCGCCTTCGCCTTTCGTCCGGCGTAACCATCGCCGGGCACCTTGTCGATGGGAAATACCCGGACGTGCCTAGGGTGGTCCCCGACATCCACAAGGGCGACTTCCAGCCCGTAACAGTGCCCGCGCACCGCCCCCGGGATCTGAGCAAGGCCCGGGACATTGTGCGGACCGTTTCCCGCAAATATGGCGGCATGGTGCTACTCGACGCAGGCGCCTATGCGGAAAATGGCGACGCGCTGCCCCTGGCAATCAACCTGCCCGAGGGGCGGCATATCGGGATAAACGCCCGCTACCTCATCGACGCCCTGGACGCTGGCGAGGCGGCGACGCTTCACCATGCCGATGGGCAGACAGCAATCCTAGTCGAGTCGGGGGGCCGCCGCGCCGTGGTTATGCCTATGCGCCTTGACGCGGTGGCCGGCGTCCGGGAAAAGATCGCGGCAAAGGCCACCCCCACCGCCACCGCATCGGCGCCCGTGGCCGACCACCACGCCGGGGAAGATGTGGAAGCGCCGGCCCCTGCCCCCGAATACCAAGAGCCCCCCCGCATGGCGGCCATGGCCGATGGCACCCGCCCCGGGGACGGGGTGGCGGTCGAGTGGCTGCCCCAGGACAGCGGCGAAGCCGCCGAAACTTCAGCACCCCAGCCGGCGGAAGATCTGGCCGCCGCGCCCGAAACTTCAGAATACCCGCCGGCGCCCGAGGAAATCGCCACCGAGCGCCCCGCCATCCAATGGCCCGAGGGCGTCACCGTGCCGGACCGTCTCAGCGGCCCCGCCAAGGTCGCCGCCATCATCAAAAAGGAACTGGCCGCCATCGGCATCAAGGCCCGCGCCAAGTCGCACAGTTACAGCATGGGCGACAGCGTCCGCGTGACCCTGGAAGACGTGCCGAGCGACATTGCCCGTGCCATCGAGGCCCGCTACAAGCGGCACCAGCAAGGCCACTTTAACGGCATGGAAGACATCTACGAATACACCAACAGCCGGAGCGACATCCCCCAAACCAAATACCTGTTTGTTGAACGGGAATTCACCGCCCCGGTGAAGGCCGCCGCCTGGCAATGGTTCCGGGACAATTTCCGCCCCGAGGGCATCGAGGACGTGCCCGCCGACATCGAGTCCCGGGAGTTCCAACACGCCCGGATCTGGCAAGACTACGCCCCGGCCATCCTATGGCGGGTGCTGACTGGCGCCATTGACCGAGACGGGCGCACCTTTTGGGACGACTACCCCGGCGGCAACCGCCCCACCCCGCCCCGGGGCGGCAAGCCCGCGCCCCAGCCGGCCCAAGGGCGCACCCCCGCCCCCGCCCCCGTGCCTGGCATCGCCGCACACGTCGAGGCGCACCACAACACCCGCAAGGGCTTCGACTACTGGCTAGTGGTGCTCGCCGACAGGGTAGACCGCGACACCTTCGCCGCCCTCCTGGCCAACGCCAAGGCCGCCCGGGGCTGGTACTCCCGCCAATGGGGCGACATCCCCGGCGGCTTTGCCTTCAAGTCACAAGCGGCGGCGGAAGACTTCGCCGCCAGCCTCAACGGCGGGCCTTCGGCACCCCCGCCGGGGCAAAAGCCCGGGGCGGAAACTTCCCGCCCCCAGCCGGCGCAGCCCGCCCCCGCTTCGCACCCCCAGCCGGCGCCCGCGGGTAACCCCGCCCGGGCCGCCAAGCTGCGCGCCCTCGCCCAGGGCCTGCAACCGGCCATCGACAAGGCATTTGCCCCCCGGCTGGACAACACCCCCAAGCGCGCCGCCCAGGCCGCCCACGCCCGGCTAGAGGGCCACCGCCTGGAGCGCACACAAAAGGCCCTCAACGCCCTGGCGGACCTTGCCGAGGCCGGCACCACCCCCGCCCCCCTGGCGGGCATAACCACCAAGGCGGCAGTCTATGACCTGATGGCCGCCACCACCGAGCCAGTAGCCAACGGCTGGCACAGCTACCGGGTGGACACCGGCAAGCCCGCCCTCGACACCGAGCCCGCGCGCCTGCTGTGGGGCCTCCTGGACGACAACGGCGAGCGCCACCGGCAGGCGGAATTGGCCCGCAAGCTGGCCGCCGTCAAGCTGGCAGGGATTCCCGGGTACTTCCCCACCCCAGCCACCGTGGCCGCCGAGATCCTGCAACGCCTCGACATCGCCCCCGGCTGCGTCGTGCTGGAACCCAGCGCCGGCAGTGGCAACCTGTGCGACGCCATCAAGGCCCGGCAGCCTGGCGCCCAGGTGCTGGCCTACGAGGTCAATCATGCCCTCCGGGACATCCTCGCCGCCAAAGGCTACACCCCGGCCGGGGGCGACTTCACCGAGCAGCCAGCCGCCCCCGTGGCCGACTTCGTGGTGATGAATCCCCCCTTTGAACAGCTACAGGACGCCGAGCACGTCCGCCATGCCTTCGGCTTTCTCAAGCCCGGCGGGCGCCTGGTGGCGATTATGTCCCCGGCACCCTTCAACAACAGCACCCGCAAGGCCCAAGCGTTCCGGGACTGGTTCGAGGCGGTCGGCGGCACCCGCCACGACCTGCCCGCCGGCGCGTTCAAGGAAAGCGGCACGGGCGTTGCCACCTGCTACGTGGTGATCGATGCCCCCGAGGACGCCGCCACTTCACCAACCCCGCCGGCCGTCGCCCCTTCGGATGCCCAGCCGGCGCAAGACAGCAACGCCAAGGCCATGAAGGTCTACAACTGGGACGCGGTAGCCCTCTCGAATGCCTACACCAACGCCCAGCTAGTGGCCCTTATGCGGCAGGTCGAGGACCAGCACCGAAACCCCGTGGACGCACAAGGGCACCCCCTGGAGAACGGACGCAGCACCCTGCACCTGTTCGACAAGGCCGGGCGCCGCAAGCTGGATGCCATTGGTTGGGCGATCCGGCACAACCTGACAGAACAGACGGAGGCGCAAGCACCCGCTGGCGCCGTCCTGCACTGAGGGGCGGTGCACGGATATCCCTTGCCATGCCGCACAACCTTGTCAACCGCCCCTGCTTGGGGCAACCGGGGCAGAATAGCCCCCAGATAAAAGGAGATTGATATGTGGACCCACCCGTTTAACCGCCCCGGCGCGAGCCGGGAACTTCTCCTGGTCGCCAAGGCATCATTGGCGATACAGGAGGCCGCCACAAGGGCGGTCGTTGGCCGGGAAATTCCGGCCCCGCAGTGGGCTTGGGACGCCGTTGAGGCGTTCCAGGTAGTGGAGCCCAGCTACGACTGGGACACTATGATGACGGAGCGGTGGCAGGCGGAGAAGACAGCCGCCTACCACGCGGCCTGGGCGGCCGAAAAGGCCAGGAAAGCCCAAGAGGCTGCCGACATGGCTGACCTCTTCAAGGGGATCGACACCCCCGAGCAGCTGAGGGAATTTATCGCCGCCAATGAGGGGAAGTTCCGCCTCGACAAGATCGTCGCGGTGGTGTCTGAGGAAAACGCCCGCATGATCCGGTTGGAAGCCCTCCACGGGCAACTCATCGAGTCCCGCGGGGTACTTTGGACCCTTGGGAAAGCCCCCTTCGTGCCGAGGGAGAGGCGGAAAGCCATGGGGGGCCGGAAATGAAGGCCATTCGCCCGCTGGCCGAATTCGTGGCCGGCTTCCCATGCCAAAAGGCAGCTGCCGACGCCCTCGGCATCCACTCGACCCAGCTAAGTCGCTGGATCAAAATGGAAGCCGTCCTGATAGACGGCGAAATATACACCCCGGCGCAAAGGCACCGGGACGCAAGCAAGTACAGGTTTTCACCACCGGAAGGAAGTATCGCATGATCATCAACCTCACCCAGCACCCCGCGACCGCCGAGCAAATCGCCGCGGGGGTAGTAGACCTGGCCGGCGACGCCAGGCAAGCACTCATCGTGGCACTGACCTTCGACGAGCTCCCGACCCGGGAGGAACTGGAGGCCCGCGCCGAGTACATCGCCGAGCTCGCCGCCACCTACAGCGACAGCGACGACGACGCAGGCAACGCCGGGGCTGTCGCGTACCCATCCGCCGCCATGATCGGTGGCGCGCCGTTCTTCATGGCGCCCCTCGAGGCTGCACTGAGAGCGGTCGGCATCGCCCCGCTATATGCCTTCTCCCGGCGCGAGAGCGTCGAAGAGACCCTGCCGGACGGGACGGTGCGGAAAGTCGCCGTCTTCCGGCACGCGGGGTTCGTGGAAGCGGGGATTGAGGAATGAGCCCCGAGAGTCTATCCACCGCCCAGCGCCTCGCCACCACAGAGCGGCGGCTATCCGCCCTTCACCGCAAGGCGCAGCGGTTGCGGGAGCAACTGGACCAAGCCCGGCGGGTGGAGGCCCAGGGCGCCCAGGCCCGGGAGGTGTTCGCGCGGTTCAACGCGGGGGACTACGTGGCGGCCCTTACCTCCGGCCCCTGGTGGTGCAACGATGGCGAGCTGTTGCGCCCCCTCTCCACCGACGAAGCCACCGCCCTGTACCACCTGCGTGACGCCGGCATCGTCACCAAAGACTGAAACATCACCAACCCAGCCGGTGCCCAGCACCGGCACAACCCAAGGAAGCACCCCCATGACTGTCAAAGAAAAGCGCCTCCCCATCTACTTCAGCGAAGACGCACTCTCCGTGCTGTCCATCATTCAAGATAGCCACGGGGAGAATGATCTATCCCTCTCCGGCGCCGTCAACCTCGCTGCGCAACTGGCCGCCATCGTGGCCACCGCCCCCCTCCCCCTCACCGCTGGCGAGCTGCTGTACTGCTGCGACGTGCTCAATGGCGGGGCCAGCATGACCGAGTTCAAAACCCCGGACGCGGTAAGCATCCGCCAAGCCCTGGAGGGCATGACCTGGAGCCTTCAAGACGGCATACAGGAGCCCGGCCTATGCGAAAAATGGGGCATCAACGGGGAGGACTTCGTGCAGAGCCTCGCCGCCATGACAGAGCCCCAGCTATTCGCCCTCGCCTTCGCCACCCGGCAGTTCTGGAGCGGCAAGCCCTTCGGCGCCATCAAGCCCCTGGCCGAGTGCGGCGACTACCAAGCATGGGCCAACCAGTGGGGCGTGGTGGAGGTATGACGGCGCGCCTCTGTGGTGCCTGCTGGCTGCAAACGGGTCATGCTGTATGCTCATACAGTACAGCCGAGTGCGGGGAAACTTCAGCACCCCAGCCGGTGCAGAACTTTGCCACCCTGGCCGGCTGTCGAGAAGAACAACTCGATCTGTTTGGAGTCCACGATGGGCAAGGCACAAACGCGGGCGCGGCGCGCACCCCCAGCACCGGAGCAGCGGGGCCAATGGGGCCTTAAGCGCGCCCTGCTGGACGAGGGCAACAACGCCCACTACAAGGCATGGCAACTCGAACTGCTGGAGTACGCCACCCGCAAGCTGGACGGCATCCCCAGGGAGATTGCCACCACCGCCATGCGGGCGCGGCGCCTTACCGACAAACAAGCCTGGTGGCTTGCCAAGGCGCTGATTGATGGCGGGCATATTCACCCGCTGGCATACCTGGATTACGGGAGGGAGTGAGATGGGAAGGAACAGGCAGGGCCAGGCCAATATCGTCCTGGTGGTGTGGTGGGCAAAGACGGCGATCAACATCGCTGTCGGGGTGGTGTTGCTGCGTTACTGGGCAGGGTCGGGCTTTACGCTCGCGGGGCTGTTCATCGCCGTGGTGATTGGCTCGATGCTGGTGGCCATCAACGGCGCGGGGCCGCCGCCGTGGGTTGATCGGGATTGAGGGTCAAAGATCATACACTCGCAACGCCCGCGTATCCCGCAGCCGCCCGGTGATGATCTTGTCCTGAAGCGTCACCGTGTCCCCGGGCTTCAATTGCAGCCCGGCGGTCACGGTGGCGGTGAGTGTGCCCCGGGCCGTGGCCACCTGAGCGGCGCCGGCCTGTAGGCTGATGACAGTCCCCCGGGTGGTGGCGGTTTCCAGCAGCAATTGGCGAAGCAACGCCAGGCGGGTACTCATGGCGCCCCCTGGAATTCGCTCACCCGCTCAACCTCCAACACCGCGCGGCCGCGCACCCCCTCCTTGCGATACGTCACCCGCTTAACTTTGGCTCGGTAGCTGGCGCCCTGGTGGCTGTCGTTCACCTCCACCACCTGGCCGGGTTGCAACCCCGGGCGCTGTAGCACCCGCAAGGTCACCGGGGTAAAGCCCTGGGCGCTCGCGTCCAGCTCGTTGCGCCCCCGCACCATCGCCACCGCATCCGTGGCCATCAGGGGGTCCACAATGTCGTCACCCGGGTTACTGCCGCCGTGGCGGCGAACGATGATATCAACCACTGTACTCACCCTCGATGTACACCAGCACCTCAAACTCCGTCAGCCCCGCCACCTCGGCGGGAATGCCACTGAGCACATACCCCTGGGCCGTGGCACTGTAGCTGGCGTGCAGCATCCCAATGCCCGGTTCGTCGAGGGTCACGATGCCGTTCACGATGGAAAAGTTCCCCCCGTCGCGCCCCACCCACTGCGCCGCCACCCCCCCGCTGGCCGGGGCCCGCAAGCTGGCCTCCGCCACATTGGCAAACTGCACAAACTCCTCGATGGCCACCGACTGCGCCCCCACATTCCCCACCGTGCCGAGGGTGGGCACCACCGCGGTGATGCTCACCCCCTCCCCGGCATAGACCAGAAACCCCACCGAGTCCCCGGGGGCAAAGCTCGTCTTGCCCTTGTTCAGCCCATCCGGGCGGCTGTCGATCTCGGCGGTCAGGCGGCCGGCGGATCCGGCGCTGCTCGGGCTAAAGCGTACAACAAGGCTGGTGGTTACGGCTGTCATCAATCTGTCCCGTCATAGAGTACGAATTGCACCACATCCTCAACCGGCGAAGCCGTGTTGTAGACCTTGGCGCGGGTGGTATAGGTTACCGTGCACAGGCTCTCCCCTGGGGTGGACGACACCACCGTGGTACTGCCCGGCTCGAAGGAAAGCCCCCCCAAGTCCACCACCTCCCACAGCACCCCGGTGATGGACTGAATCGGGTATTGCAGGTTGCCCTTGCCCTCGATGATCTCAATTTGCTGTTCCTTCACCAACGTGGCATCACCGCCCCCCGTCAGCGTCACCGCCTGGGGCCCGGTGTGGCGCAGGGTCACCGCCCGCCAGGGTGAGGGGTACACATGCAGCGCCCCGGCCAGGCCGTTATCCTCGTTGGGCACAAACTCGATCCGGTCCCCGAAGGCGGCATCGGCAATATCCGTGAGGCGGAACTGGTCGCGGATCTCAAAATACTGGTTGCTGTCGGCATGGCTGAACACATTTTCCGCCTCGCTGAAGCTGTGATCCGGCGTCGCCACCCCCCACTGCCCCAACGGCACCTCAAACCGATAGCGCACATACAGGCTGCCATCCGGGTACGGCTCGATCACCGCCCCGGCGGCGGCCGCCACACGCTTTGCCACGTCCATCGGGTAGGCATTCTCCGCCCCCAGCCGGTTGGCGGGGATGGTCCAGTCGATAATCCGCCACTCCACCGGCCCAAGCAGCCCCTCCACCACGCTACGGGCGCTCACCGGGGCATCCCACACCCGGGTGATGGGCTTGGCCGGGGGCTTGCCCAACATGGCGCTGGGGCTCACCAGCTTGAGGCTCGCCCGGGTATCCGCACCCCCGGGCCGGTCGATCTGCACCGAATCCACCACCAAGGCAAAATCCACCCCGAAAAAATGCAGGGTCACCGGGTCGCCAAAGCGGAATAGCCCCGCATCCCCGGCGCTGGCCAGGTCAACACTCGCCTGCCAGTAGTGGTTGCCCTCGTCCAGCGCCACTTCCAGGGTGTCGCCGGTGTCGATGGTCTGCCCGGCCTTCAACAGGTACGCCTCTCCCGTGGCCAGTAGCGGCGTTTCATCCACCAAGCTGTAGGCCACCGTGGTGGTGCCCGCCAGCTTCTCGCCAGCCGCCAGGTGGTAGGCCACCTCCAACGTGCCGGCGGCGGTGTCGCGCAGCGGGGCCGGGATTTCGTTGGCCCCCATCACCGCCGCCCGCAGGTGATACACCACATCGGCGGCGCCACGGGCCCCAAAGCGGGCTGGCACATCCAGCACCCCCGCCACCGGGTTGTACTGCTCCACCGCAAAGGCCGCCCGGTGCCAGCGGGCCACCGGGGCCAGCAAGTGATAGGCCACTGCCGTGGCACCCCCGACACCAAAGCGGGCCGGGATCTCGCTCGATCCGCTCACCGGGTTGTACAGCGCCAGGTCGAACACCGCCCGATGCTGCCGGGCCACCGGCGCCGTCACCCGCCACGGGGCAGCGTGGCCCCGGGCAATGGTATCCCGCCAGGGGGCGGCGTGCAGGGCGGCGGTGGGCTCGTGCCAGGGCGCGGCGTGGCCCCGGGCAACAGGGGTCAATACCGCCCCACTCCCGTTGATCTGCGCGCCATTGATCGCGTGGCCATTGATCATCGTTTACGCATCCTGGGATTCGATCACATAGCCTTTGATGACGATCACCGCTGTACAGTCCAGGTCCGTCCCCGGGGTTGTGAGCGCCGCGCCGAACTGCTTGGCACCGGCTGTCGCTGTGGGCTCGACAAAGTGGCTGGAATTCTCCCCGGCCAGCTTGGAAAAGGTGGTGGCGGCGAGCCACTGGTCCAGATCGCCATTGACGCCAAAGGTCAGTTGCGGGTACACCACCGATCCGCCGGGGGTAGACCACTTCGCAATCACCCCAACCTGTGTCGGGGTGAATCGGGCGTAGTCGGGCAGCAGGAACTCGACGCTCGCCGGGTCAACGCAGATCCACTCCACAGTGCCATCGGTGACGCTATCCCCGGGCGTTGTGGGCCAGGCGGGTTCGCTCTCGCCCGTCTCTGCGCTACCAAAATAATCGTCAGGCCAGATATACGCGGTGTAGCAATAGCTCCCCACCCGAATTGACTGACCGTGCTTGACAGTTTCCGCAGCACCCGGCCAACCGGCATCACCAAGCTGGATAGGAATGGAATAAATCGTAACCTCGCTGGTTGTCTGGTAGCGGGTTTCCGTGACGCTGGCAGCGCCCTCATACCCCCAGCCATGCTGGTCAATAAATGGGAAAACCCCAACTCTGGTGGCGCCCATGAACGGCATGTATATTCCGCTCATGCTGGAAACGGAATAACGAACGTCACGCCCTTTGACGGGGGCTTGAGCGTCCCCCACCACAACAGCAAATCGCCCGTAAACTGTCGCATCACGTCCCTGCGCTACAGACGCCTGACCGCACGCCTTGGCACGAATACCTATGGCAACAGCGCTCTCTCCGATAGCCATGGCACCGTCGCCAATCGCAATGGCGCCATCGCCAATCGCAATGGCATCACTGCCATTGGCTACCGCGCCAGTAGAGGTTGTACCAACATAGGCCGCGAACCAGAGAGCAGTACCATCCTCAACATAACCCTCATCGGCAACGACTGGCTCGGTCGCGCCTGTTGTGCCGTTTTCCACCAGCAGCAGCACCATGCCAGGGCTTCCAGCCGGGCGGCGCAGCAAAGCATTTGTGCCAGACACAGCCGTAGTCGCTGCCCACGCGGGAACATCAGCCAACAGTAGCACCTGGGCTTTCTCGCCCTGCGCGATGGACTCAATGCCTGCCGCTGTAGAATTAAATCCTTGCGCCAGCGATCTCGCGCCACTGGCAGTATTATCACTACCCACAGCCGTTGAATTCGCACCGCTGGCCTTGTTGTTCCACCCTGCGGTTACTGATTCCAACCCGCTGGCAACACGGTCAGCCGAATCCCTCCCCCGCTGCAACTCAGTCGCATTGGTGCCCTTGGCATCGCCGCCGTCATCAAAGCCCTGCGCCATGCCATCCAGCATCCCAGCCGTCAGCCTCGCCTCGATCAGCGTCCCAACAGGCCACTCTCGCGCCGTGGTGCCTTCCTGTGCTCGCACGAGCGTCAGGTTCTCACCGGAAACCGCTGTGACACGCACAATCTCGACGATGGTGTCGTCTGACTCGTCAATCAGCGTCAGCATCAGCCTGTAGCCGGTTGCCGGCGTGGCCAGGTCACCAGCATCAACAACCTCGGCGGCAGTGTCGCCAACCAGCAGGATGTCGTTCAGGGTGCTGCCGTAGTTGTTGTGAAAAACGTACTTGTCGGCCATCTAAGGCTCCAGAAAGTCAAACCCCGCCGGGTGGCGGGCTTGTTGTGTGATGGGTAGCCGGCTACACCGGCACGATGGGGTAAAACGCCCCGTCAAGGTCGATCTCGTCGGGGAACACGCCCGTCATCGACGGGTTGTCAGTAAGGTAATTCAATACGCCGCCGCCAAGCATTGGCGTAGAAACAAACGCACCATTAGGGTGGACGCCAAGATAACCGTTAGGGTTGTATCCACCAGGGCGGCTAGAAAGATAAAGCCCTACCCGAAAGTCCCTCAGTGGCGACCGGGATTCACCGAGCACCCCCGAGAAGGATCCGTTGAGCGTCATCAGGCTGTCGGGCCTACGGCGCCAGTCTCCACCAAGGCTTGGGGGCGTGATATAGCTGTATACATGGTTGTGAAAATAGCCATTATCCGCCACGCCGCCTGGCTGCTCTACAGCCACGCCATCTTTGTCTGCAACAGCGACGGAAATTGGAGACAGCGAGCCCGGCGTTTTTTTTAGCATCACCAAATAGCCAGCGTTCCAGTCCGAGTAATAAAGATCACTAAGGAATCCCGCTGGGTGCTTGGTTATGTGCAGTTCATTACCCCAAAGCCCATCAAATAGTGTGTCTGTGCTAGTTATTGTGATGTTGCGCACTACAACATCCTCGCCCGCGGTCGTTATTTTTAGTGTCGATGTGCAGCTGTAGCTGCCGCCGCCGCTATCAACAAATGTATTGAACTCTTCGTCATCAACATAATGCCTTATATGCCCGACAGCCGACGCGCTCGTTACTTCCGTCTGAGTGTAAATTAGATCCACCCAATCGAAATCTTCACTTTCGCCCACGATTTTCCATCGCGCACCAATATGGCATCGGCCAGAGACATCAATGGCGCTGTACTCGCTCCATGAGATTTGATATTTGATGTGATCATCAAAATATTCTTCTGGAACGGAAGTTACAGTGGTATTGGTTTCGCCTGCCAGAGCAACATGCGAATGGTGTTGCGCATGTGGCGTGACTTCCGCCCTTCCAGGGGAAAAATGAAGCTCAAAGATGCTCTCGGCGTCTTCCGTAGTGATATCCACCATAATTATTACTGCGCGGCGCCCCGTGAGGCTTGGGCTGTAATAAGCATTCCCGGTTTGTGCTAAAAATCCCTGCATCGCTTCATTATCTTGGGAGTCAAAAATCTTGCTTGGCGCCCATCCTTCACCCGTGGCGGCAGGCGGGCTCAAGCACCACGCCTCCCAGCTGTAAAAGCCGCTATCGCCATTCCAATGCTCAACGCAGGTGACCAGGTAAATATATCCATCGCCGATTGTGCAGCCGATGATCCCCGGGACACGCCAAGCGTCATCTGTAAAAAAATAACCGAACGCTTCGTCATCAAAAAGTGACGCAACTCGCTCTCCGCGATAGAACACTTCTCTTGGCTCGGAGTAGTCCGGGGGCGAATGCCAGCTAACAGCGACCTTACCATTTGTCCATCCACGGTAGCCATAATTGACGCCAACCGTCCCCGGATCTTTGGCTGATGCCCGCCACTGGGCCCCCTCGTCGCCCTGCCGGGCACGAAGGCGCTGCTTGGGCTCGCCAGCGGGGTGGCACAACAGCCCAGCCGAAGCAAAGCTCGCCGCAATCACCCTGTCGGCATTCCCCTTGTTGCTGGTGGTCACCATCAGGCGCGCACCTCGATGCCGGGGTATCGTTGCCGAAGGCTTGAGATAAGACGGCGCACGTCCACCCGCTCAAATGCACGCTGCCAGGTATTGTCGGGCTGCGCCTGCCACTCCAGTTTGTAGAGGGGCCGGTAGCCGCTGTCGCCGGTGTAGGGCTGCAATGTCCGCACGGTGAATATCTCCTCCCGCACCCCCCCAAAGCGGTCTACGTTGCCGATCTCGTGCACCCGCTCGTTGATCATGTAGATGTCGGTATCTGGCCCACTGTCGCCGTTGGGGTAGGTGCCATCGGTGGGGAAGTTGGGGGGCTTTTCCCACTGCCCGTCCGGGTCCGCCACGTATTCGCTCACCACCTTGTAAAGCTCGGTTCGGCTTTCTCGCACCACCACCACCTCGGGGGTTCCGGGCTTATCCGGGTCGGTTGCGTTGTTCTCGCCGCCGGCGTCGGTGGCGGTCAGGGTGAGAGTGGCCGCCTCGCCGCTCTCCAGGGTGGCCACGGCCATGCCCACAAAGTCGATTTTTGGGCTCGCCGGAGCGCCGTGGCGCCAGCGGTATTCCTCGTAGGTGGTCTCGTAGGTGATCAGGTAGGCGCCGTAGAGGGGCGCGGCCACCTTCAGGGTGTAGTTCTCCACCGTCAGCTCGGCGGGGATGTTGCCGGCGGTCAGCCCCGGCTGTTGCAGGGCAAAGCCGCCCGATAGGCCCCCGTCGAGGTTGAACCAGCCGATGCTGTCCGGGTCGTCGATATTGATCCAGTTCTCGGGGTTGTCGATGTTGAAGAAGGGCGTATCGCCCCCCTCCCCCGCAGTCACCACCCCCGTGATCAACTCCGCGCTGATAAGCCGCACAATGGGGAACTGCACACTCGCCGTATCCCCCCCCGTGAACACCGCCGCCGCCGTGATCACCTCGGTGCGGGTGGTGCCGCCGCTGATGCTGCCGTTGGTGACAAACACCGCCGCCCCCACCGCCGGGTACACCTGAACGTCCTTGATGCCGGTCCCTTGCATCGGCCCAAACTGCATCCGCAGGGGTATGCGGTTGTCGCCCCCTGGGCGGATGCCAACGGTCAGGCTGGTGGATACACCCGTCACGGCGTTTCGCCCCACAGGTAGGTGTTGGCGCTGTTGCCGCTGCTGTTGGCGGCCCCGGCGGGCACCACGCGCTTTTCCCACACCGGCACGGCGCTGGGGCTGGTGGTAAAGGTGATGGTGTCGCCCGCCACAAAGGCGCCCGAGAGGCCCACATACTGCAACGTGAAGTACGGGGTACCCGTGGCGGGGTTGATGGGGGCAAAGTTGCTGCTGATGTTGCCGCTGCCCACGCTGCCCACCACGCTGCCCACGGCGTTGAACACCGTGGCGCTGGTGAAGGTCAGCGTCCAGCTTTGTTGGACTGTGCCCTTGTTGTGGGCCTTGAGGTTGGCGCTGTTCAGCGCACCCCCGGTGCTGGTGACGGTCAGCCCGGTGATGGCAGGCGCCACGGTGCCGTGCTCGATCACGCTGGCCACATGGGTGGCCGGATCGGTGCCGTAGGCATTCACCAGGGGCGTTGCGAGGGATATGGTCACCACATCGCCGGCAATGCTCGGGGTGCCGTCGATCAGCACAAACTCTTCGTTGCCGGTCTCGTCCAGGTCGTCGGTCATGTCGCTGATGCGGATCATCTCGCCATCGCGGAAGATAATCACCGCCGGGTCTTTCACCACCACGTCGATGGCCGTGGCCCCGGCGGACACCCCGGTATCCAGCACCCCCACCCCATACAGCGCCTCGCTGCCGGTGATGGCGGCCTGGGTGTCGGTATGCGTGGCGGCAAACAGGTACAGCTCGGCATCCCCCGGGGGCGGGCTGAACAGCGACAGCCGGCCATTTTGCAGGGCAATATCCCCCGCGTTGTCGTTCTTGTGGAAAATCTTGCGGTACTTGGTGCTGCCCGCGTCGCGCTCCGCCTTGTTCACCGTGGGCCAGATTTGCCCGGGCAAGCCGCTGATGGCCTGGGTGGCACCCATGGCACCCCCGTTGCTGCTGGTGTCGTTGTTGGTGGCGGCGAGAAACACCTTGAGGTCGCTGTATTCGATGGGCATGGGGGCTCCTTGGTTACTCGCTGCCGGCCATCCAGGCGATCACCGCCTTGTTGCCGTTCTGTGCCGCCGTCACGGCGGGAATGTCCCGCAACAGCCACAGGGGGCAGGCGGCGGGGTGGGTTTCAAACACCAGGGTATCCCCGGGGGCCCAAGTGCCGCCCCAGCCGTTTTTGTCGAGGGTAAAGTAGGCCGCACCGGCCCCTGTGTTGCTGGGGGCAAAGTTGGCGCTGATGGTGCCGCTACCCATGGCCCCCAGGGTGTCGCCGCTCACGTTGAAGGCGGTGGCGCTGGTGAAGGTGATCGTCCACACCTGTTCGATGGTGCCCCGGTTGGTGCCCGCTACCGGGTAGGTGCCCTCGTCATAGGTGCCGGCGGCGCTGGTCTCGGTCCAGTCGGTGATGGTGGGCGCCAGGTCGCCATAGTCGTAAACGCTGGCCACCCGGGTGGCGGCGGCGGTGTAGCTGCCCACCAGGGCGGTGGCGAGGGGGATTGTTACCACATTGCCCACGGCGGTAATGGCCGTGCTGGCATGGATGGTCACAAACTCTTCGTCCCCCACCCCGTCGAGGGTGGCCTTGTTGCTGATGCGCAGGGTGTCGCCATTGCGAAAGATCGGCAGGCCCGCCCAATCATGCACCAGCACGGTAATGCTGGTGGCGCCCGAGTCGGCATTGGCGTTCAGTTGGCCGCACCCGTACAGATCCTCGCTGCCGGTGATGTCCGCCTGGGTGTCCGTTTGGGTGCCAGGGAAAAACACGATCTCGTCGCCGCCCGGGGTGTAATTCTCCACAAACAGGCGAAAGTCGTAGGCGGTTTCGTTGCTGGCGTTGCGGTTGTGCCAAAACACCTTGCGGTACTTGGTGCTGCCGGCGGTGCGCTCCGCCTGCCCGGCATCGGGGAACACGCTCCCCACCACGCCACTGCCCACCGCCACGGTGCCAAGGCGCCCGCCGTTGGTGCTGCCATCGCCCACCACCTGGCTCTTGGTGGGGCGGATGTCGGTTGCTTCGATCATGGGTTATGTCCTTGGGTTCGTTGCGAATCTCAAACGGTCTTGAGCTTGATGGTCACCTGCCCCAGGTCGTCATCAGCGGGGGCCAGGCGGCGGATAAGGGGCGACCAATCCAGGGCCGGTGGGTCTTCGTGGCGGAACATCACCGGATAGGTGGCGCTCTCCACCACCAGGCTGTACACCGCCCCGGGGATGGCCGCCAGGGCCTGTAGCTGCACAAACAGCGCCCATGTCATCCAGCCCCGGTCCGGGTCACTGGCGAGGGTAATGGGCTGCCCGGCAATCAGGGGGGCGTATTCCGTCACCTCCCGCCCGCCAAGCACACGTTCGGCGGATTGCTGCACCGGGCTCCAACTGTTGCGGTCGGCCCACAGGGGGGCGCCCGTAGGGCCAATCAGGGATATCCCGTCAAGGGTCAGGGTGGGCATTACTTGAGCCTCCGCAGTGCGTCGATCAGATTGTCCACCACGTCCCGCTCGCCCGTCAGGTCGCCAATGGTTTTGCCGCCCACCTCAAAGCGGTGCGTCACCACCTCGCCGCCGGCACCCCCGGCCAGGGGTGCAACCAAGTCCGGGGCGGACCCGGCCATCCCCCCCGTGGCATACAGGGGCAGGCGCTGCATCATGTTGATGCGGCGGATCATATCCTCCCCCCAGTAGTCCACGGCGGCGGCCTTGATCACGTACTCCCCCCGGGAGAGCCGCGCCAATATCGAATCGCTGGTGGTGGTGCCGGGGCCTTCGATCTTTCCTCCGGCGGCACGGCCCCCGATGAAGGGGAACAGCCCCTTCAATGCTTCGGCGCCCAAACTTGCCAGTCTCATTGGCAACCCAGAAGTGTCCAGGGCCAGCTTGACGGTATGGGTCGATTCGGTGGGCTTTTGCAACTCGGCCAGCTTGATCAGCGCCGCTTGGTCGTCCAGTTCCAGCTTGGTGGTCAGCGGGGTGGCATAGGCTTCGGTGCGAATGCGGGCGATCTGTGCATTCAGCTCGTCAGCATCCACCACCGTGTTCAGCTCGATCTTCTCGCCTTGCAGCGACACCAACGTGCCGTTCAACTCCTCCAGCCCGCTGGTGAGGTTGCGCACCAGCTCCGCCTGTGCATCGGCGGCGGCCTGGGCTTCGTCCTTCTGCCCGGCCATGGCCTCGTTGATCTGCTTGTGGGCGTCGAGAATGGTGCGGGCGGCCTCGGCCCGGGCATCCTCGTTGGCCACGATCTTCTGCCCGGTCTTTTCGCCGATAATCTCGGTCTCGGCCATTTGCTTGGCCAGGGCTTCCCGCTTGCGGGCCAGCTCCTCCGCCAGCTTGTAGTTGCCTTCCTCCAGGGCGCGCTCGGTGTCGGCGGCCAGCTTGGCGGCCCGTAGCCGTTGCTCTTGATACCGCTGGTAGGCGGCAAAGGACGAATCGCCACCAAACTCCGCCCGCACATCGGATTGGCGCTCCAGCTCGGCGGTAATGGCCGAGTTGAGCCGCTTCACCTCGTCGGCGTAGTTGCGCTCCAGTTGCTTGGCCTTCTCCAGCTCGTTGCCCACCGCCTCGATGGCGCGCTGGGTTTCGCTGATGCGAAAGTCGGCCACCTCGGCGACAATCTCCCGTTGTGCCATGGCCAGGTCTTCGCCTTGCAGGCCCTCGGCACGGAGCAAGTCCAGCTTGGCGGCCGCCTCGGCGGCGAGGATTTGCACGGTGCGGTCGGCCCGGTACTTTTCCACCGCCACCCGGGCCTCGGCCCGCTCCCGCTCCAGTTGCGCCAGGGCGGCGCCGGATCGCCCGGCATCGGCCATGGCCCGGGCTGTGTCGTCAAAGGCGGCATTCAGCCGCTGGATGGCGCTGTCGGCATTGATATCCTCCAGCGCCAACAGGGCCTCGGTAACCGCCCGGATGTTGTCCTTGGTATTGGTCAACTCCCCCGTGAACAGTGGCCCGGTGGTGGCGCCGCTCCGCGCCGCTTCCTCGGCGCGCAGGGCTTCCAACTCCTTGGTGTAGCCGGCAACCTGCTGCTGAACCTTCAGTAAACTTGCCGCCGCTTCGTCCGCCTCGCCACGGCGCAACAGCAGGGGCGGGCCGGATTCCGGCGACAGATCCGCCTGTATCGCCTTGACCCGCTCGGCAGAGTCCGCCAGCAGCTTCTCGCGGTCTTCAATCGCCTTTTTCAACTGGTTGTTGGATAGGGCCTTGGGCTCCTCAACCGCCGACAGCTTCTCAAACTCGCCGGTCAGGTCTTCGATCTTGCCCCGCACCCCGTCAAAGCTATTGGCCAGCTCCGGGGCCATGCCGTTCATCAGCGCCCACGCCCCCGCCACAGCGAGAACAACCTTGCCAAGCGGGCTCAGGCTGCCCAGAAAGGTGGCAATGCCTCTCGCCAGCACCGGCAGGCTCTTGGCTGTGCCCGCAAGGGACAGGTTGAAGGTTTTGACCCCCGTGGCGATGGTGGTAAACCACGCAGCAACCTTGATCCCCTGAAGGGCCAGGAAGAGCCCGATAATCTCCGTCAGGTATGGCGTCAGGGCCACCAGCCCTTCTATCAGCGCGCCAACCCCCTTGGCGAGGGTGACAAGGTTGTCCTGGGTGCCCGGGTCCCGCAGGGTGGCCGCCAGGTCGTTCAGGGCGGCTGTGAGGGTTTCCACAAACCCGCTCTCGGCGGCGGCCAGGCGCACCTCCGTGACCGCGTTTTCAAACTCCCCGAGGGCCGCGCTGGCGGAATCCAGCGCACCGGGCAGCTCGCCGCCGTACTTCTGCTCAATCAGCTCGGCGGCGCGCACCATGATGCTGGCGGGCACCTGCCCCTGCTCCACCGCCTTGAAGAACTTGCCAATCTCGTCCTGCCCAAAGCCGGCGGCCTCGGCAAAGAGGTTCACCGCGCCGGGCAAGCGGTCGCCCAATTGCTGGCGCAACTCTTCCATGCTGATGGTGCCCTTGCTCGCCATCTGCGTCAGGGCCACAAAAATGCCGTTGGTGTCGTCGGTGGAGAGCCGCGCCACTCGGGCGGCGGTGGCAAAGCCGGTGAATATCTTGCGGGTGTCCTCCAGGGCCATGGCGCCGGGGGGCAGCGCCGTCAAAAACCGCGAGTACGATTCCCCCAGGGATAGCCAATTGAGCTTAAGCCGCTCGCCCTCTTCCCGCACAAAGCGCATTTCCTCGGCGGTTTTGCTCAGGTCGCCGCCAAACGACACATTGAACCGCGACTCCATGCCCTCGATGCGGCTGGTGGTGTTGAACACCTCCGCCACCTGTTGCGCCGCGCCGTACAGCCCCACATAGGCAGATATCAGGCTCAACACCTGCCCCCGCAGGCGCTGGGTAATGTTCAGTGCCGTGCGGCTGTCGCTGGCGAATCGGTCCTGGGCGGCGCCCGCCCGGGTGGTGGCCCCCGCCACCCCCTCCTGTGCGGCCTTGAGCTGCCCGGCGGTGCCGGCCAGGCGCTGCTGGGCGGCGGCTAGGTCCCGGGTGTCTACCCCCGCTTCGGTCAGTTCCTGCTCCAGGCGGTTGGCGGCCTGGGCGGCCCGGGCCATGTCCGCCTCGGTTTTGCGCAGCTCCGCGCCGGTTTTCCGCAGGGCCGCGTTCAGGTCGTTGGGGATGGGGCCAAGGCTGGTCTTGAGGGCGGCGCCGGCCTTCTCCGCCTCCCGGGTGATCAGGCGGTAATCCTGCTCCAGCTCGGCAATCTTGGCCCGCACCGCGTCAAAGCTGGCCCGCTGGGATTCCGTGGCGGTGCCCGCGATGATCTTGCCCCCCAGGGCCGCAAGGCGCGTCTCCGCCTGGGCAATTTGCTGGGCCGTGCGCTCGGCGGCCTGGCCAAGTTTGGCCATGTCCGCCAGCACCTTGGGGGATACCCCCCGGGATTGCGCCTCAAACGCAGCCCCCTCGATGCCCGCCAGCTTGCCCTTGAGCTGCTCGGCGGCGGTGCCCAACTCCGCCAGCTTGGTGCGAGTGTCCGCCAGCTTGTCGAGGCTCCGGGCCATGTCGGTGATGGACTTCTCCGCCCGGCCAACCCGGCCCATTTCCTTTTCGAGTTCGGCGGCGGCCTTGCCGGTGCCGAGGAATTCCGTCGCCAACGTCTTTTGCAGCTTGGCGAGGTTTTCCGTCAGCTTGCCCACCTGCTCAAAGGTCAAGCTGGCTTCGTCCCGCGCGCGCAGGATCATTTCAACGGTGGTCGATTTGCTCATGGCGGGCTCAGGTCAGGTCAGCAGGCTTGCAAGAAAGTCCTTGAGGGCGCGCCCACCGGCATTGTTCTTGGTGGGCACGGTGGCCATCACAGCGGTGTGGATGGCCAGGGTGTGCAGGTGCACTTGGCGGGCCTGCCGCTGGCGAAGAATCTCGTGTTCCAGCAGCAGGCGGGCGACGGGGTAGCGCCGCGCGTCAGGGTGGCCGGCACCCAACAGGGCGCTGACCATGCGGTTCAGGCGTGGTAGCCAGTGCTCGGCACCGCCATGCTGTTGAGGCTGCCCACCCCCAACTTCGCTGCCGTGAACGCGGCGGTGATCTCCCCCAGCAGTTGCTCCAGGGTGCCGGCGTCTTGCATGGTCAACTCCCACACCGCCAGGGCGGCCTTGATCTGCACCCCCAGGGGCATCTTGGCCACGGTGGCGCGCTTCTCCGGCGCGTCGGCGGCCAGGGCAATGCCGTGGGCGATCACATCGGGGAACTGCACCATCAGCGCCTCGAGGTTGAGGCTGCCGGTGCCGGCGGCCTTGAGCTGGTCCAGCCGGGCGCCGTGCTCGCGGAACAGCACAACAAGGTCGTTGAAGCACAGGCCACGCACGGTGAACGTCTGCTTGCGGTAGGGGATTTCGCGGGTGTCGATAACCAGATCGGCGAGAGACATGGTTGCTCCAGATAGGGGTTGCTATGCGGGGTGTTGTTAGAAGGTGGCGCCCCGCGCAGCGCGCGGGGGCCGGGTGGTGCATCAGGCCGCGCGGCCCTGGAAGATGAAGCTCGGTGTGGCGCTGTCCTTTTTGTTCACCGCCACGGTAAACGGCAATTGCTGCCAGGCGTTGTCGCCCTTCAAGTTCCAGTCACCGTTCAGCGTCAGGCTCACGTCAGGCACCAAAAGGTCGCGGCGGGTTCCCACCGGGTTGTTGGCCTTCAGGAACAACTCACCACGGTGCGCCACGCTGCCGGACAGAATTACCTCCCGATCTTCTGCCGCAGGAGTGTAATCGACGTGGATCACGTCACCATCGTCGATGTCGCCGCCCTCGATGATGTAGATCACGCCCATTTCGGCATCCAACTCATAATCGTCGCCCAGCACGTAGGTGGTGGTGTCGGTCGCGTCCTGGATCACCACCGAGGCCACATTCCGCACCCCGTGGCCATGTCCCAGGGCTGCCCCTAGCTGGTAGCTGTAGCCCTGCTTCACAGTAATTGCCTCGTCCACCACCGGAGTGTTGGCCTGGCTGAAGACTGCTTCACTACCCAGCAGCGCGGCGGCAATGGCATACGGGTCGATGGACTCCATAGTGAAAGACATGCCAAGCGTTGCCGAGGTTTGCACCTCGGCAACCTTTACAGGGATGCCCTCGTCGGGATTGAACCCCTCCAGGTTTTCCGTGCCGCCGGAGAGGTTGATGTTGGGGATGTAACCAAAGCGCTTGCGGCCAGTGCGGTTTTTGGTACCAGGGGCGAACTTGTCAAAGTAAATCTCGTAAGAGCCATACACATGGCCTTGCAGTGGATTCGACATGGGAAGTATCTCCAGTTGTCAGGAATGTCGGGGAAAACCCCCACTTTTCGGTGGGGTGTGATGCTGTTCCAGCATCCTCAGATATGGCCCGAGGCGAAAAACCGCTCCGCCTGAGCCTTGGTCAGGGCAATCTTGTCGCCCTCCTTTTTCTCGGTGCCGCCCTGAATGATCGGCTTTTTCAGGCGGTACTCCTTGCGCTCTGCGGGGGCCTTGGCGGCGCCCTCGGTGGTCTTGATCTCATTGTCGCTCATGGTGCCTCCAGGTTTTCAACAAACGTGATGGTGAGTGGAAGGATAAAAAAACTGGTGATGTGCTGGTCGTCCGGGGGCCGGCAAATGCCACCGCCCACGGTGATCTCCACCACCTTCAACTGCCCCCCCAGCAGGTAGTTGGCGTCCGACTCCTTGCGGGTGCGGCCCAGGGCCAGCTTTACGTCACGCAACAGGGCGTGGGGGTTGTCGGTGGGGTGGGCGGATTCGTAGGCGGTAAAGCCCGTGAGAAACAGCTCCCAGGCGCATTGCCGGGTGGGGCCCCGGTGGGGCGATGCCAGGCCCTCGGTTTTCGGGGCTTCGAGAATGGTCACCACCGGCAGTTGCTTCAGGTCGTTGTCATCCAGCCGGCCCCGGCCGCGCATTACCGTCACGTTGTGGTCGTAGCCGTTGGCCACGGTAATGTCTTCGAGCAGGGCGGTTACCGCCTCCAGAATTTTCTGGCGGTGCGATTTGACGGGCATGGCCCCTCCTGGTTATCCCCGGCCAAACCGGGCGTTGAACAGTTGCCGGTAGCGGTCGGCCACAAAGCGGTTCACCTTGGGGAGGATGTCGTCCGCCACATCGCTGAACACCTGATTGACGGAAGGCCCATACAGCAGCCACACCACCCCGTTGTCGTCGGAAAACAGCCGCACGGGCTTGTAGGCACGCTCCGGCTTCGGCCCCTTGGTGCGCAGCGCCACCCCCCGGTTGCCAAAGGCGTTGTCGCCGGCCTTGAGGGCGTTGGTCACAAACGCCCGGTTGAACCGCTTGGCGGCCCCCTTGCGCTGCACCTTCACCGTCACGCCCCGGCCCTTGGGCCCCACCGCGGTGATGAATGCCCCAAGGCTGGTTGGCCGCTGGCGGGCGGTGAGGCGCGCCAGGGGCGCCGTTGGCGTGGCCCGCTGGATAATGGCAAACCGCTCCGGCAGGTCGAGGTAGCCGGGCGGGAAGTTCACCTGATCAAGGATCGCCTCGCCCCCGGCCTTGCGGGCGTAGTCGATCCCATCGTTGATGGCGGCGGCGGCAATATCCATGGCCGCATCCCCGGCGGCGGTCAGCAGATCGCGCACCCCCTCCAGGTTCCCCTCCGTCAGCTTCATGCTCAGCATCAGGCCCCCACCACCACCGTCACGGTGTTGATGTCCGGCGGCATCACCTCGGCAATGCGCACCGTGCCCTTGGGCGTGGTGATGGCAATGCCTCGGCTCAGGGTGTTGCCTTCCAGGTCGTCCAGCAAAAACACCAGCCGGTCGTCCGTCACGATGGCCTGGGTGTAGCCCTCCTCCCCCACCACCGCGCCGGCCCGGTGGTGCCGGGCGGCAACGGTCAGCGGGTTGCCGGGGAGCTGAATCGTCACGGGTATGGCAAAGGTCTCGTGCACCTCGGCCTTCATTGCCGCCAGCTCGTCGCGCCAGGTCATTTACGCACCCTTGGGCTTGCGGCCACGGCGGGGCGCTGCGGGCTCGGTTGCTTCGCCTTCGGGGCTCTCGCCTTCATCCGCCAGGGCGGCGTCGGCGTCAAAGCCTTCGCCTTCGGCACCCCCGGTGTCGTCGCCGTCCGGGTCCGTGTCGTGGCCGGCGGGGTCATCGTCCAGGGCGGCGTCGGCGTCAAAGTCCTCCAGCTCGCCGGGCTCGGGGGCAATCAGGCCCTCGGCTCGGTAAAACGCGGCCTGCTCGGGGGTCAGGTCAATGCTGTCGCCGGCCTTGAGCGGCTGCCCGCCATAGTTCACCGGGCCAATCAGGGTGTAGGTATCCATGGGTTGCTCCTATGCGCAGCCGGGGCCGATTGGCCCCGGGCGCGTCGTTATAGGTGGTTGTTCGAGGGATCAGTTGCTGGTGATGCCGGGCACCAGAACGCCAGGGCGGGTGCACAACACGATGGGGTTGGTCTGCACCTCGATCTCCACACCCTTGCCGCTCTCGGCAACCTTGGTGCGGGTGTAGAGGGGCACGCCCTTGGTGCCAACGGTCTCCACGTAGTCGGCAGGGCCAAACCGCTCGATAAAGAGGCCAGGCACCCCCACAGGGAAGAACCGCACCTTGTTGGTGTCGATGCCAGGGCCGTTGCCATCGTCGGCGCCACGGTAGTTGATCCACAGGATCTTGCCGTAGCGGATGTAGCTCCAGGGGCCGGCGATATTGCTCCACTGCTCCTTCTCGATGAAGCTGTTGCTGTCGCCCTTCACTTCCGGGTGCTCGTGCAGCTTGTCGAAGAAGTTATCGCCACACAGGCCAACCACCGTGGTGTAGGGCGCGGCGCCCAGGGCCGTCTGGATGGTGCGCAGCACCTGGTTGCACAGGGTTTTGATTTTGGTGGCATCGGTGGCCAGCACAAAGTCCACCTGGGTGGGCTCGGCCACACCAAACTCGTCAAACATGTTCCACAGCTCGGTGGTGCCATCGGCATCGAGCACCTTGCCGTTCACGGCGCCCATGTACCAGTTCTCGCGGGTCATCATGAAGTTATCGGCAATGGCACCAGCGCGGGCCAGCACCTCCGCCTGCAACGTCTTGATGGCGGTGGCAGAGCCAAACTCACGCACCCCCAGGATTTCGTCCGCCGACAGGAAGTCATCCACTTGCAGGTGGCCGATAGACAGCCGCTTCATGGTGCTTTTTTCGCTGGTGTGCTTGTGGCCGGGGCCGCCCCGGGCGCTGGTGGGTACCAGCTTCAGCACGCCCTTGATGCGCTCGATGTCCACAGTGAGGGTGTTGATGCCCTCGCTCTGGAACAGCCCCATGTTGCGCAGGGTGCCGGGCAGGTAGGGCCGCTCGTTGATGGCGGCGGTGAGGGTAGAGACCTTGAAGGGGTCAGTGTTGAACACGTCGAGGATATTCATAGGGTAAGGCTCCTAAGCGGGTTTTGTGCACAAAAAAACCCGCCAGTGGCGGGCCTTTGCGAAGAGTGCGAGGTGGGGTTAGTAACCGGCGCGGGCAATGATGCCCCGGGCTTCCAGTTGGGTGGTGCCAGTGGCGATTTGCGCCGGGGTAAAGCCAGTGGGCCAAACCAGCAGGTCGGCCTTCACTTCGGCATCCCGGGTGATAGCCACAGCGCGCTGGGCCTCATCGGTGGCGTTGGTGTCTTCCCACAGAATGCCGATGGCGGTCTGGCTGCCATTGCTGGCATTCGGGGCGTACGCCACATACTGGCCTGGCACGGTGGTGACGGCGATCACAAAGGTGTCGCCCTCGTCAAAGTCCTCAGAGCCATCGGCCAGGGTGAAGCTCAGGTGGGTGCTGGTGAAGGCGCTGGCCACATTGCCGGTGCCCACCAGGTTGCCCTTGGGATCGTGCAGGGTGAACTCCCCGGCGTTGCTGGCTTCCGCGGTGATTTCCAGCAGGTAGTTGCCGGCAAGGGCATTGTGGCCAACGGTGATGGTGCCCATCACGCCGTTGCCCACATTGTCGCCACCCGGCGCGGGCGCGGCGGCGCCGGTGGAAATCCGGCCCAGCACCGTGCCCACCCCCAGGTTTTGCCCCTGGTTGACTACGATTTCATCGCGGCTGCGGGCGCCGCTGGCCTCGGATGCAAGAAAGTCGCCGGTGTACCGGCCTTCGGTAATAAGCGTCATGGTCTGATTCCTCTAAAGGGATGACATTGGGGCCACAAAAAAGCCCGCCGGGTGGCGGGCTTGTGGCAGGGTCGGGGTTGGGTTAGTGGCGCTTGTGGGCGCTGTTGAGTGCGCCGTAAATCTTGGCGTGGTCGATCACAGGGGCCTCGCTGGCCACCGCATCGCCACTCTCCCCAGCAGCCACCCCGGCACCGCCGCCGGTCTGCTGCATCCAGTGGCTCAGGCTCTCGCCATGGGCCTCGGGCTTGGTGGCGGGGATGGCGGCCAGAAACTCCTTGGCGCTGTCCACGCTCATGGCCGGGTTCTTGGCCAGGGCCATAGCGGCGGCCTCCCGGCCCTTGGTTTCCTCCAGGGTGAGAATGCCGAGGATGCGGGTGTTCTCCGCCTCGGCCCCCAGGGCCTTGCCCTCGGTGATGCCTTGCGCCTTGGCGGTGGTGGTGGCGGCGTCCATATCCGCTTGGGTGAACATGCCGGTCACTTGATCCCCGGCTTTGGCTTGAGTGGTCATAAAGATACCTCTGTTGATGGTTGAGCCAGAAAGCTCGGAGTGGAAAGAATCAATCGCGTCGTCAACGCTCATTACCTGGTGGGCAAGCCCCATGGCCACCGCCTCCTCGGCGCGCAGGGTGGCGGCCTCGGTGCCGCGAATCACGTCCTCGCCCACCCCGGTGTTGCGGGCCACCATGGCCACAAAAATGTCGGCGATATGGTCAATGTCGGCCTGCACCCGGTCGCGGTCTTCCTTTTCCAGGGGCTCGATGGCGTTGGGTTTCATTTTGCGGGGCGCGCTGCGGATCACCTCCGCCTTCACGCCAAGGTCATCCATCGCCTTGGCAAAGTTCCACAGCACCGCCACCGCGCCGATGCTGCCCACCCCGCCACTGCGGGTGACGTGGATGTTGCCCACCGCGCTGGCGAGGGCGTAGGCGGCGCTGTAGGCGTGGTCGTTCACCACCGCGATGGCGGGCTTTTTGCCCCGGGCGCCGTACAGGCTGTCGGCAAAGTCCAAGAGGCCGCTCACCATGCCGCCGCCGCTGGCAAAGTCCCACACAATGCCCTCCACGTCCGGGTCATCCTGTGCCGCGTCGTGCAGGGCCTTGAGGGCATCGTAGCCGGTAGCAAAGCTGTAGTAGGCGTGGGAGCGGTGCAGCAGCATCCCCCGCACACTGATGGTGGCGAGCCCATCCTTGAAGGCGTAGGGCTTGCGGTCATCCCCAACGCCATAGCCGGGGGCCGACATGGCCCGGGCCATGGTCTCCGTCAGCCGAAACCGCTGGCCGGTGAGCACCCGCAGGTAATCCGCCACCGCCTCGCTGGCCAGCAGGGGCTGGTTGTACAGTTGCCCCATCAGGGCCTCGAAGTTGATGTCGCCCAGGGCCGTATCGCCCCCCGTGATCAATTCACCGTGCATGGTCATACCTCGGCCCTCACCCGGTGGCGGGGCTTGTGGGTGGCTTTCGGGGCGTCCCCGCCCTCGTCATCGTCGTTGCCGGGGCTGCCAAACTTGCCGTCGCCGCGCCGGGGCTCTTCGTCGGGGTCGCTGCGCACCCCCGCGCTTACCTTGCCGCCCACGTAGTCGAGGGATACGCTCTTCTTGTTGGCGTAGTCCTGCTCGCGGGCCACCTGGTCGATCACCTCGCGCCAGTCCTCGCCGTTCTTGGCGCACACGGCGGCAAAGGTGGCGGTTTTGTTCACCAGCTTCACGCCATCGGCTTGCGCCTCCTTGAGGGGGTCGATCTCCGGGCGGGGGGCCCCAAGCCATTGGCATTGGGTCAGCGCCTCGCGGTTGAGCCCCTGGTAAAACATGCCCCAGTGCCAGCCCACGGGCATGGACTGAATGTCGCCGCGCCGCAGGGCCTCCTCCAGCCACAGGCTGGCAATGTCAGTGGCCAGCTTGTCCGCCACGGTGGCCCGTTGGGCCTGGTTGTAGCGGTGCGTCTCGCCCATCGCGGCCCGGGCGCTGGAATAGTTCGTCTCGGTAAAGTCGCCGGTAAACTCTTCCACGCTCATGCCAAAAATGCGGGCCAGGTGGCGGTCAAGGCTCCGCTCAAAGCTGAACCCGTCATTGCCCGAGGATGTGGCCCGCTGCATCTTCATGTGCGTGCCCGGCGGCACCACGGGCACCTTCACGCCATCCAGCATCAGCGCCTTGCCGCCCAGGTAGTCCACCAGCTTCTGCACAACCGCCTCATAGGCGCCAGACTGCGTGCCCGATTCCGCCTCGCCGATGATGCTTGACGCCACCGCCTCCGGCAGGTCGGTTTCCAGCACGGCGGCATACATGGCGTTCAAGGCCACGTTTTGCAACTCCAGATCCCCCAGCTTGCGCCGCATCCACAAGGGCTTGAGCCCCGCTGCCAGTTGGCTTACCCCCCGGCTTTGCTCGGTGCGCACCTGGTTGGCCACAAACAGGATGTTCTTCCGCCCCCAGGGCTTGCGCGCCCACACGCCGCTCCAGGTGGCGCTCTCCCAATCGGTGATCAGGTCGTTGGGGTGGCTGTTGCGAATCCAGTACCGCACCACGCGGCCCGAGCGGCTTTTCTCCAGCCCGGCCCGCATGTAGCGGCTCTCGCTGAACCCGGGCGGGGTAGACAGCCGCATCGGGTCCACCAGTTGAATGGCGGTGCTGTAGGGGCGGCCACGGTCCTCCAGCCACTCGGCGGCGCCCAGCACCTCCCCGTGCACCATATAGCTGGGGCCAACCGCCAGGCGCAGCAGGTCGGAGAACGTCAGCTTGCCCGCCGCGTCGATCCAGCAATTGGTGCTCTCGGCGTAGAGGGTAAACTTGGTCTCGTACTCTTCCTGGAATTCCTCAGCCCACCGCTCGTCAAACATCTTGGGCAGCGCCCGCCAATTGGGCTTGCTCAACAGCCGGTAGCGGGGGCCGATAATGCTGTCTTGGGCCTTGCGGATGCCGGCGGATACCAGCGAGTCATTGCGCAGGGCATCGTTGCCCCGGGCATCCATCAGCTCCTTTTCGGGGATCAGCACCGCGTCGGCGCTGCCGTGATTGGGATACCACCCGGCCACGCCCCGGTCGATCCGGCTGGCGCCTTCAAAGCCACCGCCGCCCGCGTTGCCGCTCACCACCACGGTGCCACCCACGGCCGCCTTGTCCAATGCACTTGCCATCAGAATGAAACCCTCAGTGGCCGGGCGGGGGATACCAGCCCGTATTCCAGTTTCTTCTCGCGGATGTAGGCTTTCAGGGCCTTCTCGTTGCCCCGGGTCCACTCCACCCGCTCCCCGGTGCTGTCCACCACCACGGCGGCGCGGGCGCCCGAAATCAGCTTTTCGTAGGCGGTTTCGAGGCTGGAAATGTGGGCTTTCTGTTCGTCGGTGGCCATATCAAAGTAGCTCTTTGCCCATCGCCGTCAGCGATGAAGGTTTTTTGGGTTCTGGGGTATTGTTCTCAGGGGCGACTACCAGCGGGTTGTCATCCCATGGCCGCGCAAACGCGGGCGGGTTGTTCCAGTTGATCCGCTCGCAGTTCAACTTGAGAAGCATCCCCAACAGGTAGTAGAGCAAGTCCCAGGCTTCGTTGCGGCGGCTGCCCCTGTTGTGCCATAGGCCCTTGTCGTCCCGGGACTCGTTGCACAGCTCTTCAAACACAAAACGCTTGCGCTCCACAAACCAATCAGGGAAGTGGATATACCCACCCCCGGGGATCTCCCGTGACAATAGCTTGTTGAGCCAATCCTTGAGGATGTTCGAGTTGAGAAACAGCACGGGGATCTCGCCCCGGGCCTCGGCGTGGCGGTCCTTCCTGTCGCTGTCGGGGTAGCGGATCATCTGCCGAGGGGCCGACAAACGCGGCTCGCCCTTCAATAACTGAAACCTGTGGTGCTTGCCCTGCTTGCGCAGACGGCGGTAATACTTGTAGGCCATGCTGGTGGTGCCTTCGCGCCCGCCCGAGTCACAGCCCACGATCTTGGGCATCATCAGGCGTCCACTGCCGTCCGCCAGTGGGTAGCCGCGTTCCAACACCCGCTCCGTCAGTAAGTCCCAATCCTCCAGGTATGAAGGGGGCGACAGCGGGAAGGGGTGTCCATCCTTGTCCAGCCGCTTCGACTTGTTGATCTGGTATCGGTCGATCAGCCAGATGTCCCAGGTATCGCCACCGGGCGCCAGACCAACCCCGTGCACCTGCACCTCAAAGCGGTTGCCCTGCACGTCCACCATCGGCACCAGAAACCGCACGCCCTCCGGCACCACCCGCTCGCCGTAGTCGCCGGCCCGATCCATCAGGTCATCGGGCACCCGGTCGAGGGTTTGCGCCTTGGGCAGGTAGGGCTTGCCAAAGTCGATGTTGATTTTCGACTTCAAGGTTTCTTCGTTGCCGGTGCGCTCCCGCTCTTCCTCCGCCTGCCAAAGGCCAAGGAACATCTTTTCCCAATCGTTGAACGCGGCCGCAACCCCGTACAGGTAAAAGCTGGCGATGTCGGATCGCCTTGGTGTGCCGCTCAGGTTGCCGTGCTTGTCCAGCCGCTGGCCTTCGATCACCCAGCGCCCTTGCTCCAACAAGTCGGATTTTTGATCCGGCGAGATAAGCCCCTCGGCACAATGGGGGCACTTCATCTTCACGCTTTGCGCCCGCTCCACCAGATCATCACTGGGGAGCCATTCGCACAGCTCGTCATCGGGCTGGAAGAATTCGCCGCAACAGGGGCATGGCCAGTAAAAGCGGCGACGGTCCCCCGCGTTGTAGATGGCAATGATCCCGTCACAAGGTGGCGCCTCGTGGGGCTTATCCTTGCTCGGGCGCCACTTGGCGTCCTTGATCGGAAAGCTGGGGGACGATTCCACATACGTCATGCCAAAGCTGCGGAAGGTTCTCGTCCGCGCCCGGGCAAGGTCAAATGGGCGGCCCTCGCCGTCCACGTTTTGCGGCATCCTGTCGTAGTCCGTCAGCGCCACCCGTGGGGCTGGCTTGCCCGCCAGCTTGTTCTTGGTGGGCCACAGCAGCGACAACATCGTGCCGTTCTTGTAGAACTTGGTGAACGTCCTATCCGCACTTTTGCCGGGCAGCAGGCAACTCCCAAAGGCGGGGCTGTCATCGTGCATTCGCCCAAGCCGCCGCTCGCTGAAATCCTGAGCGTCGTCCTGGCTTTTTTCGTAAAGCAGAAAATCCGCCCCGTCCACCCTGGCGGTGTATCCAATCCAGTTGAGAATTGCCTCCGTTTTGGCGCTTTGCGCCGAGGTGACAAAGCACACCGCACCAAAATGGCGACTGGTGAGGGTTTCCATTATCTCGGTGAGATACGGCACCTTGCGGTTTTGCCAGGGGCCCACGTAGGCCCCCTTGTTGTTCACCTGCCGATACTTCTCCGCGCACTCCGCCACACTGATACGCTCCGGCGGGTCGAGGATGTCCGCCAATTCGCCCACCATGGGCTCAATCTTGCGGTAACTCGTCATCGCCATCCCCAGACACAAACAGCTCCTGCACCCCCGCGCGCAGGTTGCCCAACAACACGTCGATCTGCCGGTTCATCGCCTCGCGCTGGCGCGGCGCCAGCCCGGCCTCGGCCTCGATCACGTCCGGCATCAACAGCACCCCCTCCCTCAACCGCTTGAGAAGTGCCGCAATGCCAAACTCCACGTTGTCGTACTCCAGCAGCAAGTTGCGCTCGCGCAGCAGCTTGTCGTGCTCTCGCAGCCCCTGGATGCGGGCCTTCTCCGAGTTCATCCATTGCTGCCGCTCCAGGGGCGGCAAGCGTTCCGGGTCAAACGCATCGTCGTCCGGCGCTGGCCCGGCAGGCCCCACCAACACCGGCGCCGCATCGCGCAATCGGTAGAGCACCGCCCCCTTGGGGCCTGCCCCCACTGGTTCCACCCCGGCGGCGGTAAGGCGCTTGGCAACAGTGGAGCGGGCTATGCCGAATTCGTTGGCATACCAGGATAGCGAATAGCCCTCGGCCACTGGTGGATTCCCATGCGTTGCTTGCTCTCAATCGTTGTCGTCGCCCTCTGCGGGGCTTGGGTTATCTCAGCGCCAGCCAGGCAATGGCGGCGATGGCGATGGCATAGGCCAGGTACTTGGTGGGGTTGCGCCGCGCGTCGCGGATCAGGGCGTCTATCAGCATGGCCATGGGTTACTGCTCGGCGCTGGCGTAAAACACCACCGTGGCATTGGCGTCTGTGCAGCCGTCAAACTCCACCATGAACTGCTCGCCAGCCGCGAGGCTGATTTTCTCGACGGCCCCGCCAGTAAAAGTCAGGTCGGTGCTGTCAGCGAAATCATCGCCGGCGAACAGCTTGATCTTGACGGAGCCGCCATGCCCGTCTGCCAGGCGAAGGCCAAGGGGCCCGCGCGCCTGGTAAGGCCCGCGCTGCGCGGTAGTTTCGCCAACAAAATCAATGGCGGTTTGGTTGTCTCGGATTGTTGCAGCCATCGGATTTTCCCTGTGATCTATTGTGCTTAGATTTAGATTAAACGGCTCTTAGCCATACGGATGGAGCAAAGATGCCATCGCGCCCTGTAACAGTAGCCACGGCCGGCAAGGTAATGCCTGACCCAGTTTCGTACTGGACGAAGTTTGTCGTCCCAGCCCCGTCAACCCAACCAAGTAGATGGCCAACAAAATTCGCTGAAAAGAAAGCACGGCTTGCCGCAATCGCCGCATCTGAAATCACTGCGAGACAGTAGAACCCCGGCGCCAAATCTTGGGTAATTGTGATCTCCTTCTCGCCAGTTGTTGCCGTGTCAACAACACCAGCATCCAATATCCGAGAAGTCGGAACCCCACTCTCCATTCGGTAAATTCCAAGCCTTGCTTGAGACGCGGCAGACCCTGTTGTTACATTGATCCCAATCCGGGTAAACGTGGTGCGCTTGCCAACCACAAAAGGCAAGTAGTAGACCCGACCGGCGGACAATGTGAATGTTGAGCTAACAGTGGCGGCGAACGCAGTCCAGTATTTGTCGTTGTGCCCGCTATTGCCGATCCCGAGCGCCCCAATATCCGAAGTATCAAACACCTTGTTCTGCCCGCCCTTCACTCCCGGCACAAAGTCGCCAGCGGCGGGGGTTGCCGCATCAAGTTGAGAAATTTTTGTGTCAGCCATGATTAACCCTCAAGAAGAATTTTGTCGCCGCTTTCCAGCAGCAGATATTCGCCGCTTTCCAGAAGAAGGTAGTTCCCAGCGGGCGGCGGCGGAATGACGGGATCACTACCCCCTGCCACGCTGGCTGAAACGGATCGGGTGACACTGGTGGTCACGGAAACAGTGAGCATTTGAGGCCCTCAAATTGCGATTTTGATCAACAGCGCAATGACCAGCGCCGCGAGCATGGCGTGAATAACGGGCTTCTCGCGGATCACTTGCCAATGGGTGTTGGCAGCGTCCTCGTGCTTGTTCGACCGAGCGCCGATGTCCTTCAGCTTCTGCCCACTGCCCGGGGTGCCGGTGCGCAGGGCGTTGGCGTGGCGGCTGGCGCGCCAGTTGAGCACGATGGCGGCGGCGGTGTGGTACAGGAACAGGACTAGGGTTTTCATCGGGGCCTCCGTTGAATTCAATCCCGTTGATACTGCCGGCACGGGACAACACCTGCCCGGGAGGGGGCCGGGGCTTTTGGGGTCAGTCTGGCGCTTGGTTGGGTTCGTTCGCCCACTCGCGCAAGGCGCGCTTGTCTGCGGTGCATTGCTCGATGGCCTGCACCAAGGGGCCGACGATCAGGGCCATGTCGCCGTTGTCCTGCACCAGCGGGAGGGGCGGCAGGTAGTCGGTGCAATCCGCCAGCCACACGGCGGGGGGCTGCTCGCGGATGATCTCAACCTTGGTGATCACCACCGGGGGTTGGCTGCCGCAGCCGGTCAAGAGTGGCATTGACAGAATCAGCAACAGCAGCAGGCAGAGGCGCGTCGCGCCAGTCTGGTTGAGCGTCGAGTACAGCGCGAAGATCAGCATCGGCTTTGTCCAGTTCGCGGGCGATCTGCCGCTTGTCTTCCTCGGCCACGGCGATCTGCACCAGGGTCATTTTGTGGCGGCGCTCCAGGGCGCGGATCTGGCCACGCAGCGCGTCGTTCATGCTGGCGGCGGCCTTGAGGCCCTGCACAAGCTGTGCGTTCTCGGCTTTCAGGCGCCCGGCGGCTTCGATCTGGCCCTTGAGCTGCCAGCCCAAGAGCCCGGCGGCAAGGGTGGCGGTTATGGCGATGGCGGATATGATCTTGAGCAGCATCAATAGTCCTCCCACGCCGGATTCGATTGCGTCACCTGGACGACCGTGGTGCGGGGCCGGGGCTTGTCGGCTGCAATGCCAGGCGGGCCTCCGCCGCCCGGCGCCGGGCCATGCCCTTCTCGATGTCCGTCCCCTTCCACAGCCTTGTCATCGCCTGGATCTGGTTCGCCACACATTGGTTGTCACCCCTGGGGATGCAGTCGTCGCGGATGGCCCGCTTTTCGCGGTTTCGGTCGCCACCCATGGCGGCACCGCGATTGTAGGTGAGGCTGAAAATCGCCCCGCGCGCGCAGGGCGCCAGGGCCTCGATGCCCGGGTAGGCGCGGCGGGTCATTTGCCAGTAGCGGGGCACCGTGGCGGCCTCGAATACCTCGGCGCAGTAGGGCAGCCGGGTGATAACGTGCTTTATCCTGGGCACCATGGCTTTGGCGCCATGCCCTGTCACGCCGGCAGTGGCGGCGAGGGTGTCGCGGTGTGGGTGGTCGCGCCAGTCCAACAGGATGGTGGAGGGCAGTTGATGCCCGCCATCGTAGCCAATGCACCAGGTAGGGCCGCTGGCACCCCCTGGGTAGATCGGCGAAAGCAAGTGCCGCTCGAAGTACGCCGGTGAGAGTATTTCAAAGTCGATCACCAGCGCGATGGCCGCCGGGCAATCGGCTAAGGGTTCAGTTCGCGGCGGTTCGGGCGGTGGCGGGAGCGGTAGCGCCTCCACCAATTGCACAACGGGATTTGCCTCGGGGGCTTTTGCGCTGATGGGCGTTGGCGCCGCACCATGGGCTAGTAGCCAACAGCCCGCGAGAAGAGCAGCCAGAACAACACGAGCCATGTCAGCCTCTGCATGATGAAATAGAGGCGCGCGCCGACCCCGCCCGTGGCCATGGTGTTGCGGGTGGATTCGCGCCCTGGCATACCAAACAGCAACCACTGGATTGCGGCGGCGGTACTGGCGCTGGCAAAGCCGATAATCATCACCTGGCCCGCCACAAACAGATTGCCAAGGCCATCCACAGTGGCGCCCGGGTCTATCCGGCGCAGGGCGTAGAACAAAAACACCAGCAGGGCAAAGGCGATGCTGAGGGTTCCCGTGTCCCGGGCCAGCTTGGGCAGCAGCTTAGGGTTTGTCATCGTCTCGCCTACGGGCATTGATGCGGTAGTTGGCGGCCGCAAAGCCAATCGCCGCGACGCAACTGACGGCGGATATTCCAACGCCGATGGCTGGGGCGTTTTCGTTCATGAATCTGAGCGAATCGGCAAACTGATAGGTGACAGCCCCAGTGCTGGCGCTCAGGCCAAACAGCCCGTAGGCGGCCTGTTTGAACCCGTGTGCGTAATCAATGAGTCGTTGCATTCCAATATCAGGCTCCTTGTGTCGGGGTATTGAGCCCCGGCGGGGGCCGGCTTGCGCCTACCGCGTTTTGACGTTGCGCGGTTCGTCAGACTTGGATCACCTCCTTGGGTGGTGGCGTCCGTGATGAATTTGCGCTGGCCATGGCCGCGCCTCAAACAATCACCATGCGAAAACAAAAAAAGCCCGGTTACCCGGGCACAAGCATAGCAACGCAGAGGGGTGATTTTTGCCCACAAAAAACCCGGCGCGGGCCGGGTTAAAGAGTGAGAGCGGTTGGGCCATGCTGGGGGATGGCCGTGCCCGTGTTGATGCGTTTACTGTTACATGGCGGCGCCCCGATACAGTGAATACTTGGACTGCTAAATTACCGGATTGGCGTAGTTATCCAATCATGGGAAAAAAGATACCCTGGCCGTCCCATTTTTTCAAAACCTTTTTAGGGAATTTCTTTGGCCGGCATTTTGGGGTTGAGGGCGCGGGCATCGGCGAGTTCTTTTTGCTTGGCATCGAGGCGGCGGCGGATGTCATCCACCTCGCCGTGGAGGCGGTTGATCAAATGGCGCTGGGCCTTTTCAAAGGTGTCAAACCATTGGTGGTTTTGCCCGGTGAGGGTTTCTACTCGGATATTCCCGGTGCTCAGTTGGTAGGCCACGTTGTCGCCCTCGGTGTGCACCACCGGGTAGGTGGTAATGCGGCCAAAGGCTAGGCGGTAGCCGAGGGTGACGGGCTGCTCGGCGCGGCGTTCGGTACCCTGGGGCGTTGCCGGGGCGGCGTCGCTGCCAATGTGCCGGCGCAGGTGGCGGTGCACGTCGAGCACCCAATCGGCAATGGCTTGGTGGATCAGCCGGTAACGCTCTTCCCACCCGGCGCCCCGCCAGGTGCTTTTGGGGATGCCGGCACGGTCGGCCTTTTCGTTCTCCGAGAGGTGGTAGCGGCCCCAGCCTCGGCACTTGGGGCAGGTGGCGGGGTCGAGCCCTTCAGGTGCCGGCATCTTGCTGCCAGCGGGCCGCAGGCCATCGCCGTTGCAGTGCTTGCATACCCGCTCGTGCTCCGTCAGCAGCTCCATCAGTGCCACCTTGGCTACACTGAGCAGTTGCTCCTTCCCCCTTTCGGTTCCCGGCCATCGCATCTCGCTCGACATGTCCACGGCCATTTTCCCCACGGCCCGCTCAACGTCTGCCTCGTAGGTTTTGTCGTCGGCGTAGAGCATCATTGCCAGTTTGAAGTAGGTCTCTGGCAGGCTGCCCATGCCGAGGGCAGCCATGATGTCCTGCCGGGTGAGTTCTGGCCTGCCGCCGGGCACCCCCAGCAGGTCCACGGTGTTGAGGTTGATGCGGGTGAGTAGTGCTTGTGGGTCCATGGGTTCCCCTTATGCCAGTTCGATGGTTATTGGATACAGCGCCTCAACCTGCTTTTTGGCGCGGATGAATTCCTTGGTCTGGTAGCCCTTCACGTCCACGTAGCGCACAGCGCCGCCGGGGTAAAAGATTTGAAAGTCCACCCGGTAGGCGGTGTTGCCCGGCAGGTCAAACCGCACCTGCCGGTGGAAGTACAGCACCACCCCCGCCCGTTGCTGTTGCTTGAGCCCGATGTAGTAGTTGGCTTCTTTTTTCGAGTCGAAGGTGATGCCATCGACTTCGGTTTTGCTGGCGTTGTACTTGCTGCCGCCACCGGCCTTGGCCTTGCCAAACAGGGCCTTGAGTTGCGCCTGGGTGTAGTGTGACTTGGGCATGTAGCGGCTCATGGCGTAGTGTGTGGCTGGTGTTTCACGGTCGGGTTTTTTGTTCCACGGGGAACAGCATCACCCCCGCCGCGCCCTGGCCCGCCGCGCCGCCAGCGAGGCGGTGATGGCGGCAATAAACCCCTCCAGGGGCGATTGGCCGCCGCTGTGGGGCTTCGCCTTGGGGCGTTTGATCTTCACCCGGCCCGCCTCGATGGCGTCGGCTTTGCGTTGTTCAAAGGTGCCGCGTGTTTTTGCTTGTCCCATGGTTGTTCTCCTGTTGGGTTAGGGTTTTCCGATCTGTACAAACCCGTGGCGCAGTAGCCAGTCGTGGGTTTTGAGTATCAGCACCGCCCATTCGAGGGTGCGGGTCAGCGGCTCGGCGGTGTTGGCGTAGGCGTCCATCACGCCGTGGCAGTCGTGGCAGAGGTAGGCGGCGGCAAAGTCGCTTGGCTTTTCCGCCATGCCTTTGCCAAAGTAGCCGGCCAGCTCGCCCATCACGTGGGCGCATACCACCTTGCCGGTGCCCTTGAACCGCTGGCACCGCATACAGGGGGCGTGCCTGGCCAGGGCCAGGTAGTCGTGGTTGCGCCAGGCGGTTACCTTTTGGCGGGCGCCGTATCCCGTCAGCCAGCCGTTGAAGTCGGCCACGGTGGCGCGCCAACGGGTGGTGGCCTCGGGGTCTGTGTCGAGTTGCTTGCGGCTGCTGATGTCGAGGGTGGCGTATATCCAATCCCGGGCGGCGTCGGGGTGGCGCACAGTCACGGGGTTGCCCGCGGCGCGCTCGCGGTCTTCGATGTAGTGCCAAAATTTTGCGTTCTGGCACAGCAGGGCGGCGCCTCGGGCGTAGTGGGTCATCGCGGCGCCCTCGCCGGCCTAGGCTCAAGGCCCCACCGCCAGGCGGAGGTGACTTTGGTTTGCTCGCGGCAAAAGCTACAGGTGCCGTAAAACCAGGGCGGCGAGGTTGGGCGGGTGGTGCCCAGCTTCATGCCGCACTCGTCGCACACTACTCGGGCTATGTGGGCGACCATCACCGCACCCCCAAATACACAAAGTTGCCTTCGATAATCCCTGCGTCTTGGGCGATGTCTATACGTCTGGCGGCCTCGCTACCGTAGGCAACCAAGCAGGATGGCGCCCCCGCGTTTGCCCTGGCCCTGGATCCATCAACGTGGTGGAAGTGCAGCCGCCCCCGGAAAAAGAATATCGCGCTGGCCTTGTTCCACACCTCGTCGCAGAACCAACTGGTTTCCGTTCTCGCAAAAACCAGAGCGATGCCGCTGCCATGGTCTGCCAGGCGCTTGAGCCATACTCCCACCTTGGCGCTGTATGGCGGGTTGAGCCATACCATGCCGTGCCAGGGCTTTTTCAGTCCATCGTCGGCGATGGTGTAGTGGGCAGCGGCCATGCTCCAGGGTCTGACGATTGGCGCGCAGGGGTCTAGGTCGAATGGGCACAGCGCGCCGATAATTTCCGGTGGCGTCAGCCACTCCTCTTTCATGGATTTTTGGCTTTGGTGTCCGCCCATGGCCATCACCGCACCCCCACCAAAAACCGGGGCGGCAATGACATGGGCCCTTGCACCGGGCGCCACAGGTGCAGGCAGTAGGGGTGGTTGTCTACCTTCTCGCCCGCTGGCGGGTGTATCTGGTACACGGTGTCGTCCTCCTCCCAAAACAGGGTTTTGATGTAGTCCATCTCGGGCCAGGTGGGGCAGCGGTTGGGCAGCGATACGCTCACGTGCTCCCACCCTGCACCGTCGCTGGCCACGCAGCACAGGGGCGCGGTGCCCCGGGGGTACGGCACAACAAAGGCGCCGTTGTTGCCGTGGTCGCGGGTGGTGGCCATGGGGCCGGTGGTCAGGCGGTATTTTTCAGGCACCTTGAACATGCTTGCCCTCCTTGGCCTCGGCCATCAGGTCGCCGAAGGTTTTGCCCGCTGGTTTGTGGTCGATGGGAGAGAGGCACCCGGCGGTCCACCAGGTGTCGGGGGCTATGTCGAGTTGGTAGCCGTAGAGGTATTCTTTCTTGGTTTCGTCGTCGCCCAACGTCCAGAGGCTAAAGCGGATGGCCACCACGGTGCCCACCCTCCCCCGCCATTCGTCCAGGCAGCCGTCCACAATCAGCACCCGGGTGCCCACGGGGTGCTCGGCGGGGGCGAGGCGGTATTCCACCGTGGGCGGCGTTGCCTTGCGTGTGTCGCGCAGCTCGCGGAGGGTGTCCACCGACATGTGCAGTAGCGACCCGGCGCCAAAGGCGGCCAGGGCCAGTATCACCAAGGCGATGGCGTTCATGGCTTCCTCCAGGGGCATTGCCCGGCGCTGTGGCCGCTGGCGCCGCATAGGGTGCAGGTTGGGGATGTGGTCATGCCGCGGCACCCCGCTGTCCGTTGCCCCGCAGGTCAAAGAATCGCTGGGGGATCTCGGGGAACATCACGGTGAGTAGCCGTGCCAGGTCGGGGATCAGGTTGTTGTTGATCTTGTAGGTGTTGTCGATCATGTGGAGCGTGGTGTGGTGGCGTGCCACCTCCAGAATGGTGCGGCAGGCGTAGTGCTTGATGCCCCGGCGCACCAGCAGTCCGGTTTCCACCACGCAGTGGTCGAAGATGGGCATGTTGGCAATCAGTCTGTCCATGGCGCCTACCCGCCAACCCATCTGTGGGTTGAAGTGCACGGCGGCGCGAATGCGGGCGGCCTTTTGCTCGCGGCTGAGGTCTGCCCATTCATCGAAGGCGCTGTGGTAGGTGGCGGCGTTGTGCACCGGGCGCACCTTGGCGGCGTTCACTTCCTGCCGGCCTTGGGCGGTGACGATGTGAAAGCTGTCGCGGCCGATGTAGGCGCGGTAGATGCGCCCGCCCTGTTCGATCAGGGTGTTTTCAATCAGGGGATGCGCCATGGGTGGCCCTCCGGGATGGGTTCGTGTTCGGCGCGCAGGCGCTCGACTTCAAACAGGGGCACGTTGTGGATTGATCCGTGCCGGGCGGTGCACTCGATCACCGTAAAGCCGACACCGTGAAAGGCGGCAAGGTCGGCGTAGCGCTGGATGTCGGCAAGGCGGGGGAATACGTCACTCACCACCACCTTGTGGCCCCGGGCGAGGGTTAGGTCGGCCATGTGATGTACCCAGCGGCAGGCTTGCTCCCATAGCTGGGGGGCGTACTGGTAGCGCCCGGCGGTGTCTTTGAAGAGGTGATCGGGCTCAAAGTGGTGGTGGCCGGTAAGCATCCGGGCCATGGTGCTTTTGCCGCTGCCGGGTTCACCGCGGATCACCACCAGTTCGATGTGGTCGTAGGGGGTTGCGCCGCTCATGCGTCGTACCCCCGGGCCTTGCGGTAGGCGGCGATGGTGTCGATTAGCCTGGCTTGGGTGGCATCCCATTCGCCGTGCCCATAGCCGTATTGGTGGGCGCTGGCGCAGCGGGCGGCGCGGGCGGCGTCGAGGGCTTGTAGGCTCAGGCGGTTGCCGGCGGCCTGCCGGGGGCGGCTCAGGCGGGCGATGTAGCGGGCCACGGTTTCGGCCTCGCCGCCATCGGTGGTAATGCCGCCACCGGGCAGCACCCAGCCAATGCCGTCTGCCAGGCGCACGGCGTAGACGGTGGCGCCATCGTGGGTGATGTCGTGCTGGCGGGCGGGGTTTATGGGTTCAATCACGGGGAAGCACTCCATGGCATGGTGGTCAGGCGGTTGAGGCGTTGCATCTCGGCAACGGGGATTTCGTGCCGGGGGCACAGGGGGCCCTTGGGCTTGGGTTTGTGGGCGGGCTGGCCGGGGTTTTGGTTGCTGCGCTGGCAGTGGACGCACTTGTAGATCCGGTGAAGCCCACCCCCTACGCGCTGGCGGCTGCCCTGGTAGCGCAGGCCGATTTTGTCGCAGTGGCGGCAGGCCAGGGGCTCTACCGGGTTTGGCATGTGGCGGCTCATTGGGCGGCCTCTTCGATCATGTCGAGTAGGTCGTCGGGGGTTTTGATGGGCCGCAGGTTGCCGTCATAGCCGGCGGCCAGGCCGGCCTGGCCGCAGTCGTTGTCCCACACCCACCAGCTAAGCCAGTTGCCATGCCCATCGGGCGCGCCGGTATCGCCAATCAGGGTGGCAGTGGTGTCGAGCAGGGCGTCGAAGGTTTTTTCCACCACGTCCCACAGGGGGCTGCCAATGGGCGAGCCCACCAAGTCGCCGAGGGCGTGCAGTTGTGCGTCGAGGGCCAGGCGGGCAACCACCACCCGCTGGATGGCGTTGCGTTTGTCGTCTCGGGTCATTGGGCCCAGCTCCTGTCGGTAAGGTCGTCAACGAGGGATCGCGAGCGGGTGGCGGCACCCCCGCCGGCCTGCCCTGGCTCGGCGTACAGCTCGCCCCGGCTGTGCTTGTCGAGCAGCCGTTGCAGGAACTTGTGCTCCCACTTGGCCTGGGTGTATTCGTCGGGGCGGGTTTCCCAGTAGCTGATGAATTCCCCCAGCAGGGTTTTCTGGGTGGGGGCGGGTATCAGGTCGAGGGTTACGCCAACCATGGCGCAGCGGTCGGCAAAGGGGCCTTCGGCACCCCCGGCGCTGGGGGTTACCCGGGGTTGCCATTGCATGTGCATGGCGAAGGGTTCGGCGGGTTCAGCTACGCCAGGGTCGATGCTGCTCGCGCGCAGGGGGGGGGTTGTTGTTTTAGGTTCATTGACTGGTTCAAAAGAAACTGATTCTGGGTGAATCTCTTTCACTAGGGGTGGTGAATCTGTTTCACCACCGGGGTGAATCTCTTTCACCACCCCTGGTGAACCATTTTCACCACCCTGGTGAATCTCTTTCACCACCTTGGCGGCCTTGGCGAGGGGCTTTTGTGCCTTGGAATTGGCGAGGGTTTCGTCACCGGATGCGATGTGCAGGTGGTAGACATTGCTGGCGTTGCCCTTCTCGCCGGGGCGGTGCTGAACAGACAAAAACCCTGCATCCCGCAGGGCGTTGATGTGGTTGATTACCGAGCGGCGGGTAATCTCGCAATGCTCGGCAATATGGGCAAACGAGGGCCAGCACTCGCCCTGGTCGTTGGCCTGGTCGGCAAGTTTGATCAGCACCAGCTTGCGAAGGGGGTTGCCCACCTTCGCCTTCATGGCGGCGACCATCAGGGTCATGCTCATGGCCGCCCCTACCCCCGCTCGCCCGCGAGGGCTTTGGCGGGCCGGCCAATCACCGTCAGCTCCAGGTTGGCCAGCTCGTCCGCCAGGGCCGCCTCGGTTTGCAGGTGGCGGCGGAAGCCCTCCAGGGAGGCCATCAGCTTGTCCACGGTGGCGCTCAGGGCCTCTACGGCGGCCTTGTCGTTGGCGTCCACCACCCCGTCCCGCAGGATGTCGGCGTTGTGGTCGATCAACTCGGCAAAGTGCCGCATCGAGGCGCACAGGGTGGTGTTGTGCCGCCCGGGGCCCACGTCCACAAACACCAGCCCGCCCTGGGCGGCCATGGCCGCCAGGCAGTCGTCACGGGTGGTATCCAGGCAGTTGATCCAGGGCCAGATCAGGGCGGCGGGGATGGCGGTGGTACCGTCGAGGTAGCGTTGCAGGCGCTTGAGGTTGCTGGCCTTGGCGTTGTCCGCCTCCCGCTCGTCCTGCCCGCGCCAGTCGTGCATGGTCACGGTGCGCAGGGCCGGGTCAGGCACGGCGGAAAAGTAGTTGAGCGCCAGCAGCTTGGCCATGTCGTTGAGGCTGGCCGGGGTGGTGGCCAGCTCAAGCTGCATGTGGTGGATCAGTACCTTCTCGGTGTCGGGGAGTGCCCTGGGGGGCTGTCTGGGGTTGGACATTTTTTATTCACCTCTGCGTTGCTAGGCTTGTGGTGTGGATCAAGCGGATTGCCTGCCCCAGATGTCGGGGCGCAGGTCTTCAAGGGTCATCACCATGTCCGGCGTATGCTCAACGCTCGCCTCGTGAAGCCGGCGATGCAGCTCAGGCGACCCCTTTCGGTGCCCGCCCGCGATCTGGTGCAGGTAGTTCAAGTCGGTTTCCGCCGCCGCGATAACGTGGTGGCGCCGGGGGTCTTTGCGTGTCTTGTAAAGCCATGTCTTGATGTCCATGGCAGGGAGGATAATGCACGATGCTAAATCTTTCAACGGGAATGTTTCGCGCGGCGCTTATTTCGCGCACCGCTAAATGTTGGCTTAATGGCGACATGACGATTGACGAGATCAGGTTGCAAAACCTGATGATCCTGTTGAGGGAGTGCGCGGGCGGGGTGCAAGCCCAGCTTGCCAAGGATGTTGGCTCGCCAGCCTCCTATATCAACCAGATCATCAAGGGCACAAAAACGCCGTCCGGCGCCACCCGGGGCGTAGGCGATGACTTGGCCCAAAGGCTGGAAAAAGCCTACGGCAAGCCGCGCGGCTGGATGGACACCGTGCACCACAACACCTTGACTGCCAGAGAGGAGCGGCAGGAGTACGCCACGCCAGAGAAGTCGGTGATGGAGATGCAGCAAGAATTGAACGATATTTGCCTGGAGTACGGGCTGACGGAAGGTTTTTTGGAACTTGCGAGAAAGTTTATCCCGAGGTCAAACAAGGAATAACACCCGCACAGGGAGTGCTATGGACGTTCGGTTTTGTGAGACATGCCAGAAAAAGATGCCCTTTGTCGCCGGGCGTTGCGCCCGCTGCCGGGGCAGCGCACAGGGCTGGGGAAGTACGCCGCCGCCCACCAGGGAAGAGCCAACTCAGGTAAGCAATCCATCGCCGGGCGAAGGCCCCATCAAGCTGATAACCTGCCCCGACTGCGGCCACCAAGTGAGCCGCATCGCCAAGGCTTGCCCAAACTGCGGCAACACGGCGCTGACTCAAACGATGCTCTATATCAAAATCGCAGAAAAGGTCCTGTACCTTTTCCTGATTTTGGCCATCCTGAAAGCCTGCCACCCCCTGTTTTTTGCCTAGTTTCCCGCGAGGAGGTTATATGGCAATGCACCATAAAACACTGTCTTTACTGCCCATTTTGCTTTTTGCTGCCACCGCCAGCGACGCCCGCGAGGTGTTCCGGTGCCAGGTTGAGCGCACTCCGGGCGAAACGGTCACAGTGCTTTCCGACAGGCCCTGCGCGCCGGGCGCCGAAACCCTTACGGTGCGCCCCGCCACGCCATCGGCCCGCCAGGCGGCCGCAGCATCCGCTCGCCTTGCGGGGCTTGAAGCGGCGCATAAGCTGCGCCAGGCGTCCGAGCGGGGCGAGGTGTTGGTGGGCATGACGGCGGATCAGGTCCGCCAGGCATGGGGGCGCCCCGATCGAAAGAATCTGTCGGACTATGCCCATGGCCAGCGGGACCAGTGGGTGTACTACCGGCAAAACCGAACGGATTACGTGTACCTGGAGGATGGGCGGGTATCGAGCGTGTCGGCATCGGTGGATGTTGAGCGCCAGCCCCGGGCCATCTTGATGGGGCAATGAGGCCCTTGCCAAAGGAGGGATAGCAGTGAAGATTGCACTGTGGCTTCTGGCCCTGGCCCCGGGGATTTGCCTGGGGGCAGGTGTCTACAAGTGGGTGGACGAGAACGGCAAGGTGCGCTTTGGCGACAAGCCGCCGATACAGGGCCAAGCCGAGCATATCCCCGAGGCGGCCCTAAAGCCCAACACCAGCGATGGGGACCACTGCCAAACTCAGCACGCTCTGGCCAGAGCGGTGATGCGTGATCGGCAGGCGGGCCGCCCAATGCCAGAGATCATGGCGCTGTACGCCCGCCAGGATGGCGAGAGCGCCTACCGCGCCATTGTCCGGGCAGCCTATGCAAAGCCCCGATACAGCACACCCCCATTCCAGAGCCGAGAAATCTTCGACTTCTCCAACGAGGTCTACCGGGTATGCCTTGAGGCCCGCTTGCCGTAGGCACCCCCGCTCGCAGCTAATCCCACCAAAAAAAAGGGCGGCCTTGGCCGCCCCTTGCTTTTGCCCGCCACCTCGCTCCGCAATAAGCCCCGCCCATCCCACTACTGGCGCCCAATAACCACCACGTTCTTACACTCGCCCGCTCCATCAAGCCACACGGAGTCATGCAGTGGAAGACATTGAAGTTGCTTTGATCGAACTGTTGAACGACTTTCGGAAGCTGACCCCCGAGCAGCAGGCGGCCGCCCTGGCCGCCATCAAGGAAGAACTGGCAACGCTCCACCCTAAGTAGCTCCACCCCCGAGGATTAGCCGCCAGGCAAGGAAGCCTGTCGCCCCGCGCAGGCGTCATATAAAAAATTTATTTAGCACTGCGCTTGATTCTTTCGCCTTGATAGTTTAGCTTTGTGCTAAATCTGGAAGAGAGGCAACCCCATGCAACTACAAGTCACCATCCTCCTCACCGCCGAGGAGGTGGCCAATACCCGCCGGGCGATTGAGCTGCTGAACAAGGATGTCCCAACAACCCTTGAGGTGGCCGAGTACCGGGCCATCAGCCACGGGCTGAAGCGGGCGGCGTACTGCCAGATGCTGGTGGCATTTGAGGATGCTATCGCCCCCGAGGAGGTGCCCCATGGAGGCCATTAAAACCACCCTGTGGGCGGCGGTGCTGGTGCTGTCGATGGGCGGTTGCGCCCTGGTGGTGCTCGATATGCCGGTGGTGCATGTGAGCGCCGAGGGGCATTGCCTGCGGGTTGAGTCGCCCAACCCGGCCCATAGCTGCGCCGCCCTGCCCCGCCGCTATGTGGAGGGCCAGGGGTGATGGACGGGGTAATCCTCACCCGCGAGCAGGCCCGCCAGGTGATGGTGGCACTGCTCGGGTCGGTGATGACGCTGCGGGAGGTGAAAAAGCAACTCCCGGGGCCGCTGCACCGCGCCCGCGCCGGGGCGGCCACCGAGGCCATCGGCACCCTGGCCATGGCCATGAATTTGCCAACAGGAGACCAACCATGAGGGACAACTACGAGCTGTGGGCCGACCTGGCCGATGGCCAGGGGCTGCGCAAGGCCACGCTGGGTGGCGGGGCTTGCGAGTCAAGGGCGAAGGAGGTGGTAAAGGGCTTTGCCCGCCACCTGTGGGTGCAGGCCACCCGTTACAGCCGCAGTGCCCGCTTCGAGATCCGCCGGGGCGGGGTGACATTGCAATTCAGCGAGAACAACCACGGCCCCCGGCTGCGCTGGCGCGATGCCAGGCTTCAGGTGGCATAACCCGAGGGATAGGTATGAGAACGCTTCAACTCAAGGACTTTTGCGCAACCACAGAGGATATTCGTGCGTATCTTAACCAGCCCTTCAACGAGGGAGATTTCACCTTTGCCACCAACGGCCACGTGATGCTGGCGGTGCCACGGGATGCCGCCTTTGATGGCAACAGCTCCCTGGGCGCCCGCACCGTGGCAGTGCTAGAAGTTGACGAGCCCCACCAGTGGCACCCGCTGCCGCCTGTGGAGGTGGAGGTTCCCCCCGGGGATCCCTGCGCGGCCTGTGGCGGCACCGGCAAAGCCACCTTGGCGGTTTGCCCCGAGTGCCGGGGGGATGGGGAGATTGAGTTTTCCAACCGCCATCACACCTATTGGTTTGACTGCAAAACCTGTGACGGCGACGGCAAGGTATGGGCCCAGTCGGATGAATCCGGCAGTTGCGCCCGCTGCAACGGCACGGGGGAGGTTGACCCGCCCCTTCACACCATCAAGCCCGTGTCGATACTCAATGTGGCGGTGCAACCCAAGTACGCGGCGCTGATTGCCGGCGCGCCGGGGTTGGAGGTTGCCAGCTCAGTGAAGAACAAACACATGCTGATGTTTCGCCAGGTGGATGACGCCGGCACCGTGCTGGCCCGAGGGGCGATCATGGGCATGTCGGTGGCGGCAGAGGGGGATGATTGGGTGTTGGGGAGGGATGCGTGATGGCCACAAAAACCACCATTGAGTGGTGTGATGCCACCTTCAACCGAGGAGCCCAGCCATGACAACCAATAAACCCGGAAGCGTAAATCAGCAGCCGGTCGAGGGAGAGGAAATCATGGTGAACACGCCCTATGACGTGTTCACTCTACCGCTGCAACCGTCAGGGCTGTCGAGCGGCCCGCGATTTGTTGTGCATGTGCCGGGTCCCGAGCAGCCAGCAGCGCCGGACGTGGATGCGCTGGTGGAGGTGCTGGAAGATATCCGGAGCCTAAGCTCGATTAATTTGGCGATGCCCCCCAATCCGTTCGTACTCACCGCCATGCTGGGCGACATACACCAGATCGCCGACGCCGCCATCGAAGCCCACCGCAAGCAAGGAGATGAGCAATGACTGACCGCTACGCGAAAATCCGCAAGGCGCTGGCCATGGGGACGACGCCGGGGCCGTGGTCCGTCCGATACGATTACGTTGTGCAGGCCAAGTCGTTCGATGAAGGTCGCTTGGTGCCTATTGCACAGCCCTATGGCCTCAGGGTGGACGGTAGCGACCTCTTTGCCAACGCCGCCCACATCGCCGCCTGCGACCCTGACACAATCCGGGCGCTGCTCGCCGAGCGGGACGCGCTCAATGCCGAGAACGAGCGGCTGCGCTGCATCATCAGCGACATAAAAGACTGGGACTGCGATGTGAGCGGAGGCTTCTTGTCGATCCCGGTGGGCCTTAGACGCCGGATTCAGAACGCCCTCGCCGCCTACCGGCAGGGAGGTGAGGAATGACGAACAGCAGGACCTTTTACTGCAACGGTTGTGCCGCCTCACAGCATGAATCGCCCTTAATCGAACTCCCCGGAAACATTTTTTTGTGCAGCTACTGTGTGGATCTTGCCCACGAGGCGCTACACGAGAAGATCAAGGGAGAGGTCGACGGCGAGCGACTGGCGATGATCCAGGCCGATGAGCTGTTGGCGCTGAGAGACAAAGCAAAAAAATACGATCACGCAAAAGTATGGATTGAGTCTGTGAGGTCAGCTATGGCTCGTGCGGACGATGCCATGAAGGGAGCCCAGCCATGACAACCAATAAGCCAACAAAAGTAATAATCGAAATCACCGCACAAGGATGGTCAGAGCGGGTGTATGCCGGCGACCAAGTAATTGCTGAACAGCGACATACCATGATCTCCAGAGGAGAGTCTGAGGGGGATGGCGAACGGGGCGATTGGTATGACATGCTGCCAGACGATCCGCAACTTGCTGAGTCTCTCGATGACCTTTCGTTCGGCCCGTTCGGGGTCGCTGGTGCACTGTATGACATCCATGAGGAATGGTCATGACAACCAATAAGCCCGGGAGTGTAAATCAGCAACCGCTTTATGGCTGTACAAGCTGCTACGAGGACTGGACGTGGCCTGCAGGCGACCTGCGTGTTTTTGGTAGTGAGTGCTGGTGCGATCTGTGCTGGGACGAAAGACGATGGGGCTTCCCAGACCTTCCCTACTGGGACGAACTCGAACCATATACGCCCGCACTGCAAGCCGAGTGCGCCTTGCTGAGAGAGCAGCGTGACGCGATGGCGGAACACAAGATGGCTGCACACCAACTGGTCGGCATCTGTGAGCCGATAGAAGGGTTTGCAGCCAGGCCGCAGGACATTATGCCCGCTGTGCGAGATATGGCGCTGCGGATCGAAGCACTGGAAGCCGAGAACGAGCGGCTGCGCAAGGATGCGGAGCGGTATCGGTGGTTACGAGAGCACGGCCGGTATTCCGGCAAGGTGCTGGTTGACCATGCGGATATGGGCAGGGTGCTGAGAATTGAGAAACAACTAGATGAAATCATCGACGCAGAAATGCAGCGGCCTAACGCCTGAGATAACCGGAGCGCCGCTGCTTTATCGCGGCGCGTCCGGTTGAACGACGGGTTCGGCGGCGCATTACGGAGGACATGGCTATGCGTAACTGGAAAATGGACGGATGGACCGAAAAGGACTGGGACAACATAACCGAAGACGCGGACGGGATGCGCGCCATTGCGCGGGAATTCGACAACGCGGTAGGCGGTGGCGGTGGCGGGTTTGAACCGGCAGAGCTTGCTGAATTCGCAGAGCGAATGCAGGCGATGGCCGACCGGCTGAAGCGGATTGTCGGCGGCTACCTGTGACGCCGAACGCTCCGCATAACCGGCGGGCAGCATCGGCGAACGCCGCTGATGACCGTCCGAGTTGATGCGGTTGTTAGGCAAGGAGATGACGGAATGACAACCTATTGGCATGGCGGACGGCGCGGGATTCAGCGCGGCGCATACATCCTGCCGCCGACCATCACGAAAGCGCCATCGCTCTCGGAGTACGGGGAGGCGGGTGTGCATAGGCGCGACCGGGTGTACGTGACCACAAGCCAAGCAGCGGCGCTGCTGTATGCCGCAGGCGTGAAAAATGGTGTGATTTACGAGTGCGAGCCGCTTGGCGAGTTGGAGCCTGATCCAGATTGCTCAATGCCCGGGCTTGCGTGGCAGTGCGAAAAGGCTCGCGTGATTCGGTGCATAAGACCGAAGGCGCGGGATATTGAGATGGCGCGTGCGGTGCTGCTGCATGATGCCTAACACACGATATCAAGCCTGATGGCTTGATATTCCTGACATGCCGGAAAACCAACCCAACCCAACCACCACAGAGGGATACACAATGGATGGCAATTTTGAAGAGTTTGGCAACAGCCTGGTGGCGCTCGGCGAGGCGCTGAAAAACCCTTCGTCGAAGATGGGCGATGTCATCACCCTGGCCAATGCTGTCGGCTTCGGTGTCGAGTTTGTTCTGGTGGCGAGATCGGGCGAAGGCGAGGGCTTGCCGCCCGCCACGGGCTCTAACCCCTGAGGGGCGGCCATGAATCAGCCCGCGTTTTCTGAACCACTCACCTATGCACAAGCCCAGGAGCGCCTTAAGTGTTCGCGCAATTCGTTGTACCGCATGATCGCCGCCGGGGTTGTTCTCCGGGAGTATTGGCGTCCGCCAAAGGGGATGCCCCGTGTGTTCATCCCCACGGGGCCGGTGTACCATCAGCCTCGCACGGCAAGCGGCGAGGAGATTGAAGCATGGCAAAAATCTACTCCCGCACAGGGTCAGTCAATTGGTGGGCGAGTTTCCCGAATCCGAGGGGCGGCCAAACGGTTAGACGATCTACTGGTATCCCCGCCCAGCCGGGGTTGATGGATAAGGCCCAGCTACGGGCCAATGAGATGGAGCTTGAAGCCTGGCAGGCTTGGCGGCCAGGCGGTGCGCCGGAGGATTGGACCTTCGATGAAATGATGGTGTTGTTCATCGAGGATCGAAAGCCCGGCGAGGGGCATATCAGCAACATCAAGCAGTTGAGGCGGTTTTTCAGCGGGATGAAGCTGGTGGATGTGGGCGCCCAGGCTATCAGCGGATACAAGTCGTTCCGCCGCCAGCAGCATAGGCTGCGGGTTGGCCCGGGCGGACGGGATCTGTCGGATGGAACGGTGCGCCGGGAGCTGAGTGTGTTGTCCGCTGCGTTCAACCACGCGCGGGTGATGTACGACTGGAAGGTGGATAACCCGGTGTCGGGGCGGCTGCCGAGCAAGTCACGCTCGCGGCTGCGGTGGCTTCGCCCAGAGGAGGCCGGCAGGGTGTTCAGCAAGGCCCATGAGGGGCTGCGCGATTATCTGTTGCTGGCGCTTTCAACCGGGATGCGGAAGGGTGAGCTGGCGGCGATGACGGCGGGGCGGTGCGATTTCCAGAACCGGGTGTTTCATTTCGACCCGGAGCACCAGAAGAACGGCCGCCACGACACGATCCCCATGAGCCGGGTGGCCTTCGATGTGGCCAAGCGCCTGGCAGCGGCGGCCAAGGCCCGGGGCGACGGTGATTTGCGGTTGTTCCCCTTCGAGTACCCCCGAAAGGGCTTCGGCAACGCCTGTGAGCGCGCAAACGTGGAGGGGGCGACGATCCATACCCTTCGTCATACGTTCGCGTCTTGGATGGTGCAGAGAGGGGTGCCGCTGCGGGAGGTTCAGGACTTGATGCGCCACGCCTCGATCACCGAAACCGAGAAGTATGCGCACCTTGCCCCGAGAGCTGAAGCACACTATTTGCACAGTGCCGTTTATCGCCCCGGGCAGGGTTTAGAGATAATCGACAATATCTTGCAAAAACAGGTGCTTGCAGGTGGTAAATTGGTCGGAGCGGCGGGATTTGAACCCACGACCACTACACCCCCAGTGGTATCGACCGATCTAAAAGTAGTTTAATTTTCAACAACATAAGGGCCGCTTGCCGTGCAGAACAAGCCCCGAAACACCCCGTTTTTCCTGGTCAAAATGTACAGATATTGCACATCGGGTGGTGCCGATGGATCTTGCCACAATCGACAGGTTGGCTACATGGAAAAGTGCGAATTGAGCCTATTTTCTCCGATGTTTTTGCGCAAAATCCCTATCCTGCTGCCGACGCCCTGGCCCCCGAAAAAATTTCTGTCTCACCGCGCTCCGTGACCCC